CAGTAATCAGAAGAGAGACTGATGCGTGGCAGAATCATCGGAATAACCTGAATGCAAAAATCAATTGGCAATTTACAACAAATAAAGCTCGGATAAAACTAAAACGACTCTATCCGACGTATGAAATGTGACGTGACACTAGATAGTTTTACTTTTGTAACTTTTCTTTTCATTTTTTAATTGGCCTCCTTTTATAATTTGGATAGGTTCCCTCTTTCGTTTGGCTTCTTCACAAACTATTGCATCATTTAAATGCTTCACCATTTCTGTATATCGCTCTTCAGTTATTCTTTTAGACCTGAATAGTCCGCAAGCATAACCTGAATAATAACAGTGTGTTCCGTGTAAATCACTAACCTTCTTTTCTATTTCACCTTTAAATTCGTTCCAAAACTCTTTCCTCAAGGTTATGCTCTTCGTGCCGTCATTTTTTCTTCTGGGATAATTGGTCATTTTGTATACCCTCCTTCAAATTTGAATCCCGGAGTCTTTCCTTCGTCTAAGGTAAAAGATAAGTCTACCAATCTTCTGGTCTTATCTAATCCGTAAGCATCTTTTAATCCTTCTAAATAATAGTTGTATTTTGCGTTCGCTACGTCTACCTCTTTACAATCCTTATTTTCTTTGAGTGTTTGCCTGGCATCGTCTAATAATTTTTTTATTTTCCGGGCTATTCTTCTGTCCTTGTTTTCTAAAACCTCATTTGTCATATTAAATCCTCCTTTATTTTCACACTAGCAGGCAAAATGCCTGCTCTTATATTAGCGGTAAAAAGATTTCATCATCTATTGCTTCCATTATCTTTCTGCATTTCATAACGCTTTGTTCATTTCTCCCATCAAAGTATTGGCTGTCTGCCATCTTTTTTATCCATTTCAAGACGAACCCTGTGTAGCTCTGTTGTAAAGTCCTGTGGCTCTGGCTCATCAGCTCTATGAATTTATCTTCATTTTTCCCATTACAAAAGCAATTTAAAAAATTTTCAGTTTCTTTTTGAAGCTCTTCTGAAGTCATCTTTTTCATTTCTAAATCCTCCTTTATCCAGCCATTCTCATCAGTACGGTTCGGCTAACATCCGTAGACCCGGGTTGCCCCGGGTTTCGATTCAGTCTCTTATAAATTTGAACCGTCTGCTCACCTCCCGGTATCTGCCCCTGATATTGCGAACCTTGTCCTTGCTTAATCCCGAGAGCTTTGATACCAGGGTTATGTCTGACATGTCGATAGCACCACTTCTCTGTATCCTGGCATAGGCCTCAAAGTCCTCTTTAGTTATTTTAGTCATTTCTGGGATTCCTCCATTTCCGTTTTTTAATTTCCTGTCCTTCTGTCTATATAGATATAGTCTTCTGGTAAAATTTTCTAAGTCTTTCTTATCTATCAGTTTATTTAAAGAACTCATTTTAACTTGCATTGATGTTCCTCCTTAGATTATCCGGAGTAATAAAATTTCATCTTGTAGCTATTAAAATCTTTGCCCGGTTTAATCTCTACTTTTTTTAAATCTTTCCCCATTAAATTTTTGTTAAGATGCTCCTCAAGCGCCTCATTAATGCAAAAGAATAAGTCGTCCGGAATAGTAATTTCTTCAATTCTTTTTTTCCTAGTCATCTTTTTCTCTCCTTTATCGAGGGGATATAATTCATATCGAAAGCTCATCTTCTTTTTACCTCCTTATTTCTCTATCCTTCCAATTACATTATAAGCGTTTGCATAGTCATCTGTCAAGTCTTTTTTGAAAAAAAACCCATATTTTTCAATATTCTCCAAATATTTTATCATTTCGTTAATTTTCTCTTATTTAAGCAGTTCGGGAAAATTTAGGCCTTCAAATTTCGCTTTTAAGCCCCCTCTTTTGCCTATACATAGCCAATGATACCAGCCCTTTCCGAATAATCGCACAGGGAGCGTTCTGGTGCGTCGGCAAAAAACGCTGAAACCCTTATAAACAAAGCTTTACGTTGATTTTCGCCGAAAATGACCCCGAAAATCGGCTTTATTTAAGATGAAATATCCAGAGGATCCTTGATTTTTTAGCAGAATAATAAAAAAAAGCTACCAGGATACTTAAATCCCGGTAGCTTTCGGAGATATTTAGATGAAGAAACTTTAAAATGTATGGCCAAAATCCTTTTGTCTCTTCTTCTTAGGCACGCTATATTCAAACTTGCCCTTCTTTAAGGGCTCGGCAGTAGCTCCGGCATGTGTCTCTTCACCATTGCCAAAGTAAACGCTTTATCGATTTTGTCTTTCCCAACATTATCAAATTGAAGTGCATTATTATCTACAAGTGCCTGAAGACTATCATCCAGTTTATTTACACCCTTCTCTGCCAAGTCGTTAATTCCGGCTTCTCCTTTTTCAATTATTCCGCAAAGAATACCGTCGATCCATTCCCATTTTATTGTAAAGCCCGGAAAAACTTCCATACCCGATTCTTTCATAACAACCATTATCAAAACCTCCTTTCTTTTTTGATTCTACTTAATCCAAAAATAATACACTAAAAAACTAATTGCAGCAATAATGCCTGCCCACCAATACCAGGCTAATTCTATCATTTTAACTACCCCCTTGTTTTAGAAATATTGAAATAAACTTAACCACCACATAATTAACGCCGCAAGTAAGCCTCCCCCGATAAGCCAACTAAAAATCATTTTTATTTACCTCCTTTAGAGTTTTAAAACCCAAACGGGAATTCGGTTAAATTGTCTGATTATGGGAATAATTTTTTCGAGATATTTCGAATCCGATGCATATCCTGCTTTCCACACTTCTGTTATAAATTGTTCGGCATCGTCTAAATAATCAAAAGACTTCCGATATCTTTGCTCACCATTATCATCCTTTGAAATAGATAATATTCTTGCATGGTCTGTAAAACTGTCCTTATGAGAATAATATGCTCTAAAATATAATAACTTTAGTTCATCTTTGCCATTAATTTCTTCATGTGTGTAGGATTGAACGCAACCATTGTTACCTCCAGCAATTAATATCCCGTTCTTAACGATAGCTTTTACACCAAATAAATTATAAGACCTTTTTCCGGTAATTACATCTATTGGTTCACTTTGACCAAATCCCGATTCTAACCTCGCTTGAGCAGCAACTGCTGATGCCGGGAGGTTCGTAATTTCTTTACTTTTGTACGCTTGACGTAGAGTGCGAATACACCAGAGATATTGTCTAGCATTCATTTCTTTGCTCCTTCAAGTTTATCTAAAATGTTCTTAACTTTGGAAGCTCTAGACTTACTCAATTCATAGTACTCTAAAAGGTCGATACATCCTTTTCGAAGAGTCTCATATTCTTCTGAAGTTAAAACAATAATAATATTTCCATTTTCAGGATTTATTTTTTCTGCCAACTCTATCTCCTTTGAAATGCTTAGAGTAATATCTTGCATCAATACCTATACCCAAGCCAATAACGCAAAAATAAACTAAGAAGAAATCTTAATTCATAAATCATCAATCATTATTTACTTATCCTTATTATTTAATTTATTACATACAAGATCGATTGATTTAATTATTTCCTTCGAAAACTTTTCTGCATGTCCATTATGATCTTTAAAATCCTTCATCATTTCTTTCTGTAGTCCGATTCCTTGGATATTTAATTCCGTGTTTTTGAGACTTATTTCGTGCAATCCTTTCAATTCATTGGCAATTATGTTCCGGTTGAATTTCCTATCCTCGTCTTGTTGTTTATCATGTCTTTCTTCTCTTTTTACTCTTTCGATGTCAAATTTTTCTTCTCGTTTCGACTGTCGTTTTATTAAATACCACACCAGACCTACTACCAAAATTAACATTACTGCTGTTATAATTGGTATTCCATGCTCAGCTATTGCTTTACCTAAATCTATTGGATTCATTACATCATCCCCTTAATTCTTTTTCTTTCTCCTCTTTTTAACGGTTTTAGATTTCTCATTAATTTTAATTTTCTATGGAATATGTTTGTTCCTTCAATGATTTCCCCCTGTTTTGCCTTTAATATCCACTCCATTTTACCAGTTTCCCAATGTCTACTTATCACCAAATATAATCCTTCGGGAAAAGTCTGCTCGCCAATCTCAATATAATCTTTAAAATTCAAATTATTCCACCAAGATGTATTGGAAAAGGCTAATAAAACACCTTCCTTTCTATAAGCACAAATGGCATGTCCGCCTGCCACAATTTTATAGCTGAATTCTCCCGTGTCTGAATTATAAGTATATTTTCGATAAAATCCATAATATTCTAACCAATGGACTTCTGTAATTAGTTTTAAAACCTTCATTACAAATCTACCTAATACATCACAAACTAACCGAGCAAATCCATCACAATCACAAGTCCCTCTTTTCCATACCTCGTCAGGTAAATCCCAATAATCAAGCTTATGGAATAAGTCCCAATCTGAAACCCATTTGTAAAATTTCTTCCACTTGCCATCAATCAAAACTTTCTTTTGTAATTCTAAAGCCATCAAAGTATCTGAAGTTATCTTCTTCATATAATCGCAATAATTCTTCCATCTCTCAGTAGTTTTATCAACCAGTTGCCACTTCCAATAATGTGGGTCAGGGTCTGGCACAGGTACTGGTGGATACGGCGATGGTTTGGGTGTCGAATATTTTTTATAAAGGACAGCCACTATAATTCCTATCACCACAATTATTATAATAACCATAATTCCACCTCCTTAATAAGGGGTCGAAAAAAATATTACATTAACTGCCGAAGGCGGTGCATCCTCTGTCTGCAACTCTATTCTTCTGATACCCACACTTCCCACACTACCGTAATCATCTGCAAACTTAAAAGCATAATATTTATAGGAGGTTTCATTAGTAACAGTTATGTATTTAGGGTCAGCTTGGTCTGCTGCAATATGCTGGTCTAAAATGTTTTGGGCAACAGTTAATTCTGTCCAACCAGTATCGGTGGCATAAGTTAATTCAGCAAAAGAACCTGCTGTATTACTTCCCCAAAAGGTGAAATTCTGAACCCCCTGGTTTGTAGCCCCACCGTTATTATGGTAATTCTCATAATATATCCTTCTTATTACTTTTGCAGAACCTAAATCTATGTGAAACCGTTGGTTAGTTCTAACCCCCTCTGCTGCCACCCAAACATTGCCAGCCGCCGTTCCAGTTAATGATTTTGCAGGGTCAGTAGCAAAGTGTGCCAAATAATTGAACTCATCATATCTTGTAGTCGCCTTCACATAAGTATCCGACTGTGCTGGTGGGTATTGTGATGTGTGTGGAAGTAGGGTATATTGAAATACTTTATCAGCATTTAGACCGATAATATATAAAGCGGTACCATCCTCTTTAAAAGCAAGATCTTTTGGAGTTGTTTCCTCCGGAATAACGCATTTAAATTTGCCTTCATAAACCGCTGTATTAGCATCCCAGGGAGTAGAAAGACCGTATTGATATACAGTACTATTTTCCTCACCTATAAGATACATTTTAGTCCCGTCCGGTTTAAATTTTACATTGTTTACCCTATTATCTTCGCTTAATACATCTACATACTTTCCGGTATCATTCGTAACCTCAACATCCCAGGGAGTAGGAAGGCTATATTGGTGTATCTTATCATCGCTATAAAAGCTTAAATATAAATTGTTTCCGTCCACTGAAATTATACATCCATTTATACCAACAGCGGGCACAAAGAACGAAGGAGATTCCTTTTCGTAAACTCCGGTACTAATATCCCAGGGAGTAACTACATTATACTGAAATAACCTAAAAGCATTGGATCCCCACGAATAGAATTTTGTACCATCCGGTTTAAACATGATCGTTCTCATTGCACTATCCTGTCCGGTTGTCTTTAGATATTTCCCGGAGTAAACCGCTGTAGAAACATCCCAGGGAGTAGATAAATCATACTGGAAAACCCTTTCGTTATACGTCCCATGCACATACATTTTAGATCCATCTATGCTAAACGTAACTGCATAGGGATAAGTATCTTGCGGAGAAACATCTATAAATTTACCACCATAAACCGCCTTGCTAACATCCCAAGCATTAACAAAACATTTAGCACTAAATATTAATATCAGAATTATGATTAATAGTAATAAATATTTCTTCATGTTATTCCTCCCACGGTGTGCCTTGTGACCAATATGATGTTCCATCATAAACTATAGCCATTACTATTCCTTTACCTGCTCCACCATCTGTCCAAGTCGGCTCTGCCCCTAACCACTTTACAGACACAGGCCAGGTAGAATCCCTACCACCTATACCATCTTGAATAATTATAAGGGTTAAATGACTAGGTTTAGTCGGTGCTGGGTCAAAGGTAAAAGTCTCATCCGTGGCACCATGTGTAAATTTAAAGTAATTCCCCAGTGTCCAATCTATAGTTGTGGTACCATCTCCACCAGCAGTTTGTATGGTAAATCCTGCTGAATGAGCACCAAAATCCCACTCTCCGCCAGCTGCAGTATCCGTATTCTGGGTATGCTTTTTACTTACTGCATCTTCAATATCTGCACCAGGAGAAGTTATATCACTTAAAACATTTACAGTATCTGCTTTCTTAACAAAGGTTGCCTCGAAATCAGCATCTAAATCGGTATCGGTATTTTGGGTATGCTTCTTGGCTACCGCGTCTTCGATATCAGCCCCAGCAGAAGTAATGTCCGCTAAATCCGCAACATTATTCCCTGATAAATCTAAGTTTTTAAGTAAGGTCCAGGCCTCAGCGGTTATACATTTATATAATTTATCGGTATCGGTTGCTAAATATATATCTCCTACGGCAGGAGTGGCCGATTTACTGGCATCCAATCCTCTTTTAATCTTATCGACAGAAGCATTTCCTACTGTCCCAGATACATCTCCACCCTGAGTTTCACTTCCTGAAGTATGTTTCTTGGTAACCGCATCCTCGATATTCGCTCCGGGAGAGGTTATATCAGATAAAACATTTACGGTATCTACTTTCTTAACGAAGGTTGCCTCAAAGGTAGCATCTAAATCGGCATCGGTATTTTGGGTATGCTTCTTGGTAACCGCATCGGCTACATCAGTATCAGTATTAGTCCCTTGCTCTATAATTCCAGTAGCATTATTTATCTTTGCCATTCTTCCAGGAGTAAAATCACCGGTCTTAGTTACTTCATCAACCAATATTGCTTTTATCTTTGCGTCAGAATCCACGGTTGGATCAACCTCGGTAGTTAAATAACCCTGGGTAGTCTCACAAAAATCATTAATTGCTTTCGAAGTTGGTATCTTGGCATCCGAATCAGTTGTTAAAGTCGTCTCGGTTGCAACTCCTGCATCCTCTCCTAATCCTTTAGTCCCACTAAATTTAATTAAATTACCATCAGTAATCGCACCTTGTATAGCCAATAAAACCGTCGATGCCGCTCCTGTATTTACAACAAAATAACCAGCCATTAAAACTATACAAAGTATTAACGCAATAATTGCAAACTTTTTCTTAAACATCATTCATCACTCCTCTAATTTTTAACTAAGATTCGCAATAAGTGCTTCTGCATACCATTGTTCATCAGCAGTTTTGTAATGGAGCTTTAATATATCCTCAAGACCTTTTCCGGTCTGTAAAACTCCTTTTGTGCCTCCTGGCCATTTAACTAACTGCTGAACAGTATGAGTTCCTGTCCCTTGATCGGTAATATCAAAGATATCTGTTCCGGCATGGGCATGAGCTTTTGTGTCTGCTACTTTGATTTCATGATCACTAATACGAATCGCATAACAAATTGTATCGACTCCCGGTAAACCTGTTGGCAAAGCATTAGTAGTCTTAAATCTGATTCTTGCTCCTGTGGGGATATCAATTGATACATCTATAATATCCGTTTCTGCATGCACATCAGCCACATCTATTACGGCATCTGATTGAGTTATAATTTCATCTAATAACTTGCTACCCATTGCATCCTGAGTAATAATTAACACAGCATCAACAGCTCCAGACGGTTTTGCAATTGTAATTGTAAAGTTATGCACGGCCGTAAGAGTTGCCTTATTGCCCTTCGTCAAATCCCAAGCAATAGCCTCTCCTGATGTGAGAACCTGCTCAGTAAAACTCAAAGTATTAATTTTTGCTAATAATTCCTTGCCAGTCCCATTTAGCTCAACTCCAAATGCAGTTTTGACCTTGCCCGCCCCTTTAGGTGTCAATGTAATATCAATATCTGTATCTTCGCCTATTGCTTGAATAGTCAAAGTATTCAATGTAGCTGAGGCAATAAACTTCAAAAAATTAACTGCATCTGCAATAGTGTGGAACTCTACTATCGCATTATCTGAACCATCAACAACTACAAAATTTCCTACACCTTTCGTCTTAATCTTAAAATCGATATCCTCATCCGTTCCCGTGGCCTTCGCTTGAGGCGCATTCAACGTCGCTGCATTCTTAAGAGTAATCTCATTTACGGCAGATGCAGTTAATTCTATCTTTATTACTGATAATTCATTAGCATCCACTATTCCGCTAGAACCGAGAAATAACTGGTTAAACCAGCCCTTCCCCCATTTTTTAGACTTGGTTCCAATTTCTCCCTCTCCAGTTGCTCTTGGTACTTGATTCGGAGTAGTCATTTAAATCACCTTCCTTTCTTTTAAACTTCTCTCGGCTCAATATCGCCGTTTGTATCAATCTCAAAGAAAAAATTAATAGTGTTAGGAACCTTAAGATTAAGAATAGGCATTAAATCATTATGCTCATCCCTCTCATGATAGATATCCATTGGACCGGGATCTTCCGCCGGTTGCACATCCCCATTGCTATCATAATTAAAAGCTAAAACCTTACCCATTTCTGCTTTGGTTTCCAACAGACTGGAAACCTTTGCCATCTTCTTCACGTGGCCTGCCACGCTATCCTCGATAAGAATAACGTCATCATCATCAAGAGGAGGGTTCTTCTCCTCAAAAGTGATCATATCCCCAGCCGCTCTTTTTAACTGGGCATCATCCGTCACATTCTTAAACCCGGAAGAAAGGATAATCCACTCAACACCATTAGACCTTAAAATTACAAAAGCATACTGGTAATTTAAGCCTGCATATGTCGGTTGACCATTAATTTTTTCCTCTTCATGGGCATCAATGGTTATCAAATTACTATTATAATCAGATTTATAAAGGCAATAATATCTTCCGGTATTATCAATCGCTGTGGGTAAACCTAAAGCATAAGGCGATGCTGCAGATAGCTTTACCAAGCCACATTGTCTTATAGTTAAAGTATCTGCAACGGTTATAATAGTAATTCTATTTGTATCAAACTCTAAACCCTGCTCATCATCCTTAGGATAAAAACCATCTCCCAATTTTGTCTGTCCAAAAGTGGTGGCAATATCATTAAGAATCCTCCTTAGTTCATTAATAATATTCTTCTCATCAACATGATGAGCAGTCGTTACCTTGCCATTTACATCTGTCTGATAAAATTTATGGATCGTCATAACCTCAACTCCTATTCGTGTTCTAAATCAAGTTCCGCCACATATTCAATAGATTCCTCTGTTTTAACTAAACCAACACTATTAATTTTTTTAATGATCATCGTTACCTTATCTAAAAGCACAGACAAACCCTCACCATCTTCTTTGAAAAGAACTACTCCTTCATCATCTTCCTTGAATAAAAGAGCTCCATAACTAAAATCGACCGTGTCCTCCCGCTCAAAAGGCAGCGGGGTAGGAAACGTAACTGTCATCCGCGTCTTTGCAAGTTTAAACCTATCTAAATAATTATTCGCAATTACCTTAGCATTGGGATTTGCTTGAATCAAATGGTTAGTAATCGATAATGTTTTCTTTCCCCCGCTAAAATCTATTACCCCCTGGCTGGCCAGAGATTCTGCAAAAACTTTTGTTGACATTTCACGGTAGTCCTGTCCATGAGGGCTAAAATGTGGGGTAGGATACTCATCCTCATCCTTTGTCCCCTCAGAATCAGTCGGAACTATTTCCATTTCACCTTCATAAGTAATCCCGTTTACCACAATGTAAGCATAAATATAATAGGTAGTAGCGGGCAATAAATCCGGCAACATCATATCAAATGAACCATTCGTAAAACTCCCGTCTTCATGAACATCAAATTCATCTGCCGCTTCGGTAGTACCATATCTAAATCCTCTTCTTGTCGCATAAATTTCTTCAGGTAAATTTATAATACCTTCGTGTTTAACAACAGTTGTCTCTCCTACTGTGGGCTCCGCACCCCCACCGCCATTGCCATTAGGTTCATTTGTGAGATAAGATCTCGGTGGAGTCGGAAAATCCACCTCTTCTCCATAGACAGTACCAAACTCATTTGAAGCAAAAGCTCTACACTTATATACCTTTCCTTCAATTAAACAATCATCTGCTACAGGCCAACTCCCAATCATTTCTCCAATTGTTATAACAAAAACGCCTAATTCTAAATCATCTATTTCCAAGACAGTTTTTATCAAATCTCCAGCCCAATAAAAATCAGTTATAACACCAATGTCATTTACTGTTGTTTTAGCTTCCAACTCACCCTCAAAACCTGCTATCTCAAATTTCCAAGAGTCTGATAACCGACCAGAAAATTTATGCTTTACTTCAAAACCACGTTCAGTTAATCCCGACGCTCCCTCTTTTACAACTATACCATTTCCATCCGCTTGATTATAATTAATCGCACTAACAGCTTCTGTTATAACAGTAGGCATATTCTTCATCCAAGTACCTGCAACATATTTATTAGCACCATCGTCCTTACAATATGCCCTAAACCACCAAATGATATTGTCAGCAATATATTGCTGGTCATACAGCGTTTTATTTCTTAAAGAATATTCCTCTGCAGCAAATCCTGCGCTGAATTCCTTTACTTCAGTCCCCGTATCCTCAATGCCAGGTTCTGCATCTTGAATTTTATATTCAAAACCTCTCTCAACCATAGTCGTACCAAGCAAAGTTACTATTTCCCCATACAAGAGAACCCTTGCAAAGACGCTGTTTAATTCGGCTTTAATATTTAAAACCTCTGGGCCTGTGTAAAATGTCAGCCATTCCCCATAAGCAGGGTCTGTATATTTGCCTGACTTCGCTCGAAAATAATAAAGTGAATCAGCATCCAATCCTGTTATCAATTTACTGTAATTACCCTCAAGACCTGCTATTCCCGATACAGTAGAAATTGCACCTTCTAATCCTTTTTTATACTCAAACTGTCTAAGTAAATTGACACTCTCCCCGCCAGCATCAGTCACTTCGGCATGCATCCTTGCTCTTGATAAAGTAACATCATCAGCCACATTTGTTATAACTGTAGGAACAATAATCCTGCCATCCACCGTACAACCGAAAACATATGTAGAAGAACTATACAAATTTATATAAGCTCCAGCCGGATATGTACAGCGAACCCATACATCCTGTCCTTTGTCTATAACTGCGAGTGTAATCCCATCCCAGGCAACGCCCCAAGGGTCTTCATTCACGCCCCAGGAAGGGGAATCAAAATGACTACTTACCACTCCTGTCTTTCCTACCAAAATATAAATCTCTTCTCCACTAGAGTCAATATATACTAAGTTTTCTCCATCCCAAGTGAGCCCTTTTGGAGTGCCATGTGGAACGTCAAATCTACTTGCGACAACTCCAGTCTTGCCTGAGAATATGACTATATGGCCGCTCTGATACGGAGCTGGTTCTTCGTCGTATACTACAGCAATTATATTCTCCCCATCGAAGGCCAACCCATAGGGTTTTGTGACCTTCTCAGGATCTCCATTAACAGACGGAATTACAAATTCACTACTGATGGCAGCAGTCACTCCCACATGAATGATAATCTTACCTATATTCATTCCCGAGGGAGTATACGCACTAATCAATTGACCCGTATTGTGATCAAAAGTAAGCCCACCAGGGCTTCCATATGGAGCCGAAATCTCACTTGAGTTACTACTACCCAAACCATTTTTAGTTATGATCTTCCCAGTAGCATTATTAGCCATAATAAGGTTAACTTTATCTGTCATTTTATTTATAATCCTTAAAATGTTACTTCAATCCAAATCCATTTACCAAAAAACATTCCTTGTGAATTTCTTACAAATGCCCGATACCAGTGACCTATGCTCAATGTCACGGTATGAACTCCAATTCCCCGATCGATTAAATCTATCTGGATTCCCGCTAAAGCATCATCCTTTGTTGCTGCTACCTGAATACGCAACGGATCCGTCTTAATGGCATAATATGCTGTTCCCGCAACCAGAGGGTCAGGCAGAGTGTCAGTTGAGCTAAAATAGATCTTCGTGCCTGTAGAAATGCTAAAGGATACATTAATCTTATCCGCAGCAACACTAATATCATAAATTGTTATATTCCCGTCCTCAAGCACAAAATCATCTAACTCCGATTCAGTCAATTGATGCTCAAACTGTCCTATTTCAAAAGGACCATCTTCATACCAATCTCCGGTAGCAAGTAAAGCAACACCCCACTGAAATCCTCTTCTATTCACGCCACCCTTACCATCTGAATCCATTACTCCATACAATATCGCAACTTCAAGATCAACATCAACAGTTGCTGCATGAGTGGTAACGGTTGGTATTTTAACTAATTTCTTTCTCTCCTCACCTTTAACAATTATATGATTTTTAACTTCACCAACTAACTCCCTGCGATTATTAATAGTAATATTATCTACAGTTATTAACTTAACCGCAGCGCTGGAAGTTGGCGGTGGCTTAAAAATAGGATTGCCATCGTGATCGGGATAAAATCGATACTGAACTGCCTCCGCTACCAACCTAAGGGCCTCCAAACAAGTGGTTCCCTTATTAAACCAAACTCTGTCAATAGTTTTACCGGTAGGCGTTACGTAATCACTATTTGCAAGCCAGGATATACGTTCATCTTCTCTTAGAAATCCTGATTCAACTAAAATATCGGCAACTACTTCCTCCGGAACCTGAGATTTGAAATAATAAACCACCAAATTATTATTACCGTCATAATAAGGAATAATATTTCTTAATAACAAGAATATATTAGTTGTCCAGTCGTAAGTCCAGCCCGAATTGAGAGTAATTTCCTTCAAGTTAGTGCCATCATAAGGATATTTCGCATCGAGAAAAGCCCGGTGAACCCCCGTACAACGAACTCCCGTACAACCTGCCGGCATTGGATATTCATCTTTACTATCATAAGTATTAAAAAATCTCTGAGCCCCCCAATAAACTTGCTTCATTCTATTTTCAATGAGCATTCTCATAAGGCATCTGCCAGTTATAGTACAAATCTCCTCGCCTGCCTCCTGAGTAAATTTAGGTTCATCTATCCTGCCGGTAATCCATTTCCAATGGTAATTTGTATCACTTACCCTAATTCCAATGTATAATTTAATTTTTCTTCCCTGGCGTAACCAATTATAATGGGTCGCCCCCTCATCTAACCACGAATATCTATCATCAGTATTCAAACAGGTTATAGTAAAACTTGCAGCTGAAAACAACATTACTTCATCGATTAAATTGCTGCTAATTCTACATGATTCGACGTCGGGTAATTCCTGAAAATTATTCCAACCCGTTGTATCAACCTTTATTTTTCCCACAGCTACATGTGACTTTACATCAAAATCCGTAGTAGCCAAGCCCTTTAAATCTTGCACAAATTAAACCTCCACCCCCACAATAGTAGCTTCGTAGCCAGATGGTATTCTCTGGCTACGGATCACACTAAACGGATTTCTGAATTTTATGCTATGATTAACATCAAAACTCTCAGTTTCAAACTTGACATTTAAAATATTTGGTAGAACAAAGATCGCTTCCAAAGCTACTTTCTCAGCATAAGTTAAATAGACAAACTCAAAAGAATAAACTTTGTGGGAGTTATGAGCTTCCTGAAACTTAATACCACCTGAAATAACTCCATGCTCAGATTTTGGCTTAATGGTCTCGTCATTTACATTTACATAATAAAAAGGAATTTCTGAATCTAGAATGCCCAATTTAATCTCCATTTAACTCCTCCCGAAAACCCAACCAGCGTCTCTGGCTTTTTTGTGCACTACCTGCATTATCTTGTCACCCGCTTGGTCTATAGTAGCATCATCAAGAGTTTTGGCATTTATAACAATGGACCCACTGCCAAAAACAAGGCTACCGCTCCAAACTCCCCCAGAAGGGGCAGTACCCAGCTGAGCTCCTGTCCATCTTCCTACTATTCCTCCTTCAGCAAAAGCAGGATTCGGTGTAGGTAGGCCTTTTCTAATTGCTTCTACTAAACCCCCGGTCACCATTCCGGTCCTTCTGATAAAATCTACCATTTCTTTTTTAATCACATATTCTCCGGGAGTGGCCATAATGGGAACGGTATCTGTGGTTCCACCACCAGCCAAATGTTTAATAGCATTTATAAAAGTTTGAACCAAACCACCCTTCATCATAGGCACTAAGGTTACGCCAGCAGCGGATTCCTCTTGACTCAACTGATGCTGAGACCTAAATCCAATTGTCTTTCCTTCGGCATCAACCACTTTAAATAATTTCTTTTTGGCCTCCGCAGCGGCAAGTTTTTCTGCAGCCACAGCCGTCTCGCCGTAAGACCCTTTTAATTTATTAAGATTTTCAATCTCTGCATTTCGTTTTTTAATTAGTTCATCAATTGACTCGCCTGCCTCTTTACGACGTTCAATAGCTTCATTTATACCGGCTATCTCCTTCTCACTTCTCGCAATTGCAAGTTCCAAAATCGAGGCTTTCTCCCTGTCAAAGGCTTCTTTAAATTTCTCAATTGCTTCAGCCTGTTTTTCTGCTGACAGCATAGCTTCTTTTGCAGCCTCAATTCGGGCATCTCGTTCCTTTTCTAAATCTCTAATTCTAACCTCAACTTGGGTATGTTCTAGTTCAAATAACTTATCCTCAACTTCTTGCAAATTTCTTAAATGTTCTTCTCTCTCTGAAGATCCTGCAATAATATGATCAAGCATAAGTTGCCTATATTCATCAATCTGCTCCATCGTCATTAAATTAGTATCCATATTAGCTAATAAAGTAATGCATTCCATATCTAAATCGTCAATCTTCCTTTGAGTTACTGTGCGGTCAAGATCAGACACCCGCTTACGTCTTTCCATATAATCCTCTTGCTGTTCAGAAAGCTCGCCTCCCTTGATAATCGTATTTAGGATAGCCCCATCGAGCTCCTCAAAAGACTTTGTAGTCTCTGCTGTAACTTCACTAAGGTCACTTCCAGTACTAATTAATTGATATTGAATTTTAGCTAAATCTCTTGAATGCTGTGCGACCCGTTCCAACACAGAGGCCGATAATTTGTGATTCTCAATCCAATATTGCATCTCCTCATCAGTTAGGTTATAAGCTTCTCGTAGCTTTTCATTTGCTCTAGTTTGAGCTTCAATAGCTCCAGCTTCAGCCTCCCTGATTCTTTTGCCTTCCTCTAAAATCCCTTCGCCCTCCTTTAAAACCTTTACTACTTTTGTATAAATATCATAAACCGCCAAGGTCAATAATATTGCTCCGGCTACTTGGGGTGAAAGCAGGGCTAACCCACCAACAGCTCCCGATATTGCCAAACTTATTGCTTTTATTGCAACAACAATCTTGGGCAAAGCAATAACCAAGCCCGGAAGCATCATCATAAGTGGTCCTAAGACTAACATCACCCCACTAACACCGGCCCCCCATTTGACTAAACTCTCGGTAAGAGGTTTATTTGCTTCGGTCCATTCTTTAACTTTTATGATGGCTCCCATAACTTTTTCAGTGATATCTTCCACAGCGGGAATCAATGCATCGCCTATAGTAACTCTTATGACATTAAACATTGATTTCAGTTGATCCAGTTTAAAATTCAGGGTATCCGATTGTTTAGCAAAGGCTTCCTGGGTAAGACCAGCCGATTCTAACATTAGTGCATAACTTCTAGCATACCCTTCGGCATCTCCTAAAGCCGCGGCCATTCCTTTTAAACCTCTGATGTTAGGGAATATTTCGGCAAGCTGTTCAGCAGTTGCGTCGGTCAGTTTCTCCATTACTCCGGTCAGGCCTTCGGTCTGAAGGGTTGTGGTATTAAGCTCTAAACCGAATTTTCCCGCTGCTGCTATGGCCTCATCGGTTGGTTTGAGAAATGCTATCAGCACACCATTAATAGCGGTCATGGTTTCTTCTGTCCGGATACCAGCCCTAGTCATAGTGGCAATACAGGCACCTAAGTCGTCAAAACTTAATCCGGCCATTGAAGCGGTGGCAGCCACCTTTCCGATCGAAGGTGCCAACTCAGCAAAGGTAGTCTTACCTTCCTTGACGATGGCAAATAATTTATCACTCACCATCCCAGCCTTATCAGCACTAAACCCATAAGAATTTAATATGGTAGTTATAGCATCGGCTGCCACTCCAGTATCGGTGATGCCGGCAGCTGCTGCTCTGGCAGAAACTTCCAATACACCTAAGGCCTCAGCGGGAGGTATACTGGCTGATAGAATATCATAAAGTCCTTTAGAAAGTGTTTCAGTTGATTCCCCAAATTCTACGGATAAAGATTGCAAACCCTTTCTGTACTCCGGCAAAATTCTCATGGCTGAAGCGTCAAGCATGGTGGAGACATTGGCTAATTGGGTCTCGAAATCAGCCGCACCTTTAACCGCAACGGTAAAGACAGCAGTGGCAATCCCGCCGAATATGGTCATCATCTTGCCAGCCTTTTTTATCTGGGCAGAATGCTGCTCCACATATCCGCTAAATTTAGTAAAAGAGCCTCCCATTTCTGTAGAGGCTCGCTTGGCTTGATCTTGTACTGCCTTAATATCTTTTAAAGCCTGGTCTTTATTTATGGCAACCGTTCCCATTAATTTAAAGATTTCCATTGCCATTATTTATCAACTCCTAGGTTTCTTATCCATCTCCACTATTCTATTGGCTATCTGCAAGGCTTTCTTTTTCATTGATTCTAGGTCTTCAACTTTCTCCTCTCCTTCAGCAAGACCCAAACCTCTTAGCCATTCCTGAAAAGTCATCCGGTGTTCTCTAATTGCAATCGGTTGCAATAGATATATCAGCCATCCCAGATAGGCCTGTTCTCGCATCCTCAATCTAATCTCTTCTACTTTTTGACTGGAAGCGACTCTGACTAATTGCATAAACCGGGCATAGGGTATGTGGTATTTTATTTCTTCGTCGGTCCAGCCGTATCGTTCCTGGATGAGGTCGAGGTTTTTTTCAAAAACTCCTTCAATATCGGCATCTCCAGCAACCCGGTTAATCTGGTAAAAAAAGCCTTCACGTCTATATGCTCAACTAAGGCCTTGATTATTTCTATTTCTGACCCCATCGGGAATATATCGGGGTTCCTTATCTCCTCGGGCTTGACCCCGAGTACATCAGCAAATAAATTTAAGATTTGTTGGTCTGCATAGGGAAATCCCACAATCAATAATCCGATTGCAGCCTCCGGAGTCATCTCTAAGCTACTGATTTCTTTTCCTATGCCGGCTGCACCGATGGCTATAATCCGGGCCAGCTTGAAAGTATCGGCCATCCCCAGGCGTCTCATCTTGTATTCTTTGCCTTTAATTGTAACAATAGGTGTATCACCAATAAGTGGCTCTATTTCTTTCTCGAAGGTCCTCTTATCTTTTTTTTCTTCAGGCATTACCAATCTCCTTAGTTAATTTTTAAATTAAGACTATACTCGCGGGTATCTTATTTCCCAGGGTTCCTCGTCTGCAGTTGCTCCGGAGTAATGGCCTGTAAAAACTATACTCGGAACCGATTCGTCCCTTGGTGCCGTACTTAAAGCGAACCCTGCATCCGCAAGAGCATTTTTCACTACGCAGATAACCGGCTGTCCCTTGCCAGAAATTTCACCCACTAGTGCTACGTTATCTATATAGTCGGAATCCTCTATTTCTCCTCCAGTTATGGCATAGTGGGTTGGAGTTCCGGGAGTATAGTAAGCATACGCAATTGTTACTTCTTCATTTACATCGGGAACGCCTTCGAATATGAACTGCACATCTCCCGTAGTATAATCTATGGTGTAATCTCCCTCATATTCATTAAACTCTAAACTGTCTATCCATAAAATATCATTTTTCGTCGGTGCAGTTGCGCAAGTTAATGTAATTGTTGCATCTGTTCCTGAGGCTGTAAAATAAATTACAGTTTGGGCATAAGAATCTGTTAACTCAGGTAATGCGAAATCTTGTCCATCTATGTGTACAGTTACTACTCCCCCAGTGGTCCAGGCAGTTTCAAATTTTGCACGGATAACGAATTTGTAAGTCTTGTTAGCTACTAAATTCGTCAAGACCAAACCATCGTCATCATCCAAACTCGGTAAATCAGTTGAAGGATCGTCTCCTACTGTGTATTTGCCTCCAAAACCTACTACTCCTCCATCTGCACTCACGAACGTTCCACCAGTTCCTGCCGCCCAGTCACCTATTGTTGAATCAAATCCTTTATTCTGTGCTGCATTAACGCCTATGAAAAGCGAATCTCCTACCAGAACTCTACTCACAAGAACCTCATCTATATAGACTTTCTCCGACAGAGGTACTACCGTAAGGTGATTACAATCAAAATCGTCTACTGCCGCAGTTCCCACTCCCAGATATTCAGCTAATACATCTGTGGTCGGAGTAGTCGTAGCCTTCGCTCCTGCTATTGCTAATACTAAATTTTCAACTGTAAGTTCAATCAAGTTTGCTGTAATTTGAGGGTTCACTTCGGTTATTCTTTTTAAACCTTTTACTGCTCCTTTTAGACCATCTATTTCTATATTTCTGGTTACTCTATTCAAATTAAATTCGTTTCCGCCCCTAGTAGCTCCCAAGAGCCTTACATTCGGAAGACCATAATTCAAATATATGGCACCCGCGTCCACTAATATACTACCTGGGGTCTTTTCACTTATTCCACTCTTAACTGTCATTTTTTATCACCTCGTTTCTTTTTTTAATTAACATTTATATTTGATTTCCTGATATATTTCACAGTACATAAAATAACTAAATGTCTAATAAATTCCTCTTCCTCTTCAATCATGTCACTACTATCAAAAAATATTCTCACCCCTTTCGCCTCTTCTCCTAGGAGAGGAAACTCATGGAGGTCCATTAGCCAAATTAGTCTGTCCCTCATATTGTTAACTCTGGTCGTTAGACTATGTTTATCCCATAAATGGATTTCCAGAGTCCCTGTTCCTAACAGGGGCATAAGTGGGTCCACAAAAGGCCTGATCCCAAAAGTGATATAAGGGAATACATCTGACCTTAAGGCCCGACCGACCCGGATATTTTTGTTTCCCATTATTCCTGCTAAATTACCAGGCAAGGTCTTGTCATCCCTTAAATATCTAAATATCTCGGCATTTATTGCGGCGATTACATCCATCCTAAAACCACTCTTCCTCAAGGAATTCCTTAATCATGGCCCTAGATTTCTCTAAAGTCACTCCCAGCCAAGGCCGGGCAGCCATATTTTCTGTTCCAAACTCTAAACATTTTCCATATTCTCCTATTTCTCCTCCGGTGCCCACATGCATAAAAAAGATATTTCCTTTCACAGCTTCCATAAAGAAAATTGAGCCATGTAACCCACCATACCAGATGACTGGTGGCTTTCCGGGGGCGGAAGCTATATGGACCTTGCCCTTCCTTATATATTTCCTTCCTGTTCCTAATTGTGATATAGCCTCTCTAATTTCTCTAACTAAAAGATGGCCTAGGTCGTCAAGTCGGGTGTGGGAAATTCTATTCATAACCCCCTCAACTTCGTCACCTTTCCACTCAAATTTGAATTCACTCTTTCCTTTCAAACAGATCCACCACCCATATCTTATTTTTTAAGAGCTTGGGATCGACATATTTAACGTCAAAAATCCTGCTCGTTCCCTTTAGCTTCACTCTATGCTTTTCGGTGATATTAGGGTGTTCAGTATAAAGACGGTAATCAGCAATCACCCCGGTCTTGTCGTAAGAGATGCCTTCCCTTCCTCTTAGCGAATCAAACACTCCTCCGAATTCTTCGGTTTCTTTCCAGGTGATTGCCTGCCCTTCGGATGTTTCTTCTCCCACAGTACTTCTTTCTATCAGAATAAATCTCTTTCGAGGTCCGATAATTCTCATTTCCTAATCCTCACTAAGCTACTAATATCGGTTTTCGATTAACATACCGTTTTAGGTATCTATCGCATTCGATAATCCCACTCAAGTATTCTTCTCCTCCCCGGTCATAGGAATAGACCCGGCCCATGGACTCCTTTTCAAATTCATAATGCTCATATAAGGTCGGATCATTCTCATCCCTAGCCAAGATTATGCAGGCATTTTTAATCGCCTCGGGACAGCTATAATGGCCTATAGTTCCCTTAACTTCTATATTGCCATGGCCTTTAGGGAAATAACCGTTAAGAAAAAACTCCGACGGTTCCATAAGGGCTCCCAGTTCGCGGGTAATGCCCAGTGGACTTCGATAAATACAATCATTATCCCAGTTCCAGTTGGTTATAATCGATACGACATCTTCTTCTACCAGTGTAGCTTTAAGTGGCTGTTCTAAGGTAAAGACGGATTTTTTCGTGACCGGATCAGTTGCGGTATTGCCTAAAATCCTGCTACCCCATAAATTGTTTACTCGTTCTGAAGCGTCCTTGATCCCCAGATAATTGCCTTTATAGTAATCTGCAGTAGTAGAAATGGTTAGAGTAGCTGTGTATCTCCCTGCTATTCCGGTATATTGGACAAATTCCAGAGTATCAATCCATAATTCATCATCCGCAGCTGGAGTAGCACAATCGATAGTTATAGTGGCGTCAATTCCATTAGCCGTAAAATCGAATACTGTCTTAACGAACTCCGCAGTTAAATCAGGTAATTCCTTACTCTGTCCGTCGCACTTTATAGTTATCTTTCCACCAGTCCAGTTAGCTCCTTTTTTAGCATAAATTGTAATCCCATATTTTTTTCCTACTTCTAAATATTTTAAAACAGTCCCGTCCTTGTCGTCTAATGTTAAAATAGTCGTTACTCCACTATCATCAAATGTGTATTTACCACCATTGTCGGTCTCTCCACCAGTAGAACTTGCAAAAGTTGCTCCTCCGGTACTGGTAACCTTCCAATCACCAACGCCGTCGGTAAAAGCTTTATTATTAGCCTTATCATCATTAACAAACAAACTAGCGCTCGTTATATCTGTGCCAGTTTTATCTATGGTAGAAACTTCGACCTGGCTTATGGCCATATAGTTAATCGATAATATTTTCTGCCTGATAGGAAGAAATAGCCTATCCCTGCCGTTGCCATCTAAAAAGTCATAAAAGGTCTTGGGATAAAAATAGTCCTTGGTTATCCGTTCGACTTGGGCTTCCACTTCGTCTATGACGGCTTGACGGTCGGCTAGAGTTTCTCCTTCGCCAACATCTATGGTGTGGGTTCCTACTCCCAGTGAAGTTATATCGATAGCAACAGGAGTTTCAGCAGCAGCATTAACCGGAGACCTTGCGACCTGGATAATGGTAATAGAGTCAGTAGTGCTAATTTTGATTGCATAGTAAATTATATCTGCCTCAAGTCCCCCTGGCAGGACCCCGGTAGAACTAAACCTTATCTTCGAACCGGTAGGAATATCTAGACCCACCGTAATTTGCTCGGTTGTGGTATCCACATTATCTGGAACAAATCCAGCAGTAGCACTGATCGCTAATCCCCAGTTATCTACATCATCTTCGGTTATATAATTGCCTTTAGCTTTTTCTGGCATTAAAGATCACTCGCAATCCAATTAATTCTCTTCACTTACAAAAAAGTTTAAAGGGGCTGTTTACGGCACAACCCCTAAAAAGCCTTTCCTATTAAGGTCTAATCTGGAGCATAACTAATGGAGGGCCTGCGCCGCCACTATCGTTCTGAATGATAAACCCTGCAACTTGGTAGCCAACTTCAGAGGCAGCTGCAGGTGAAATATCTGTTACCGCATTTACACTACCGTCACCTACAAAGACGACAGTCCGTTCATTAACTCCAACTCCCACTCCATTAGGAGAACCGCCACCTGGTTCAATCCAGCAAGGTCCCCAAGTCTGCACCCAGAAATATTCATCTACTGCGGCCTCAGTTCCTGGTATACCTGCATGTGAAACTCTCTCATTAGCTAGTTTTGCCCCTCGTAAATCAGCGTAGGGGTTTGGAAGTATTTCCGTCCAGTTATTTACAGCAAAATCTCCCGATAAAGCCTCCTCGAGAGTAAGAGTTACTATGCCTGTGATGGTTCCAGCGACAGTAGCTGATGGTACTGCTTCTTCAACAGTTATTGTTGTGGTGTCTACCGAAAAAGTTGCATCGGCTTTCACGGTATAAAATCCGTCATTGGCTGTGTCACCATATACTTCTATTTTTGTGCCTTTAGTAAATAGCAATGACTTATCATCTGCTACTCCAAAACTACCTGCCCCCGCTGCTCCTGCAGTAACAACGGTTATGGTTTGAGCAGTTGCAGCAGGATTTGCATCGTTAGCGATTATACGCCTGTTCTGCATATTGGTAACATGGTGCAGTAAAAGGTATCCACCATAAAGCTCATCTTTCGTAAAATTGACACCGTCGTTTCTAATCATTACAGTCTTGCCTTTAGTTTTAACAGCTACGGCGGTACCACCATCCCACTTCAAGGTGCCGTAAAATTTACAACCTATGCCAGCAGAACAAGCAGCACCTGCCTTAGCATAATAAAATACCCTACCATCCCTTGTCATGAGACGTGACTCTAAAAGATAATTCTGGGTCTTACTCACTTCGTGAATGCCTTGAACTTTCCTACCCGGTAGCAAACCACCTTGCATTATAGTGCAGTCAATCCCATGCTTGAATGCCTCCTGAATTATTCTGCTCCAAGGTTGACCTATGTCTCTATCTAAGGTACTTAAATCCCTTTTCATTCTATTTCACCTCACTTAACCTATTAATTAGTTCTCTCTTTTTAATTCTCTTATCAAATTCGATTCCTTTCCCTTTAGCTATTTTCTTTAGCTTGAAGAAATTCATCGCTTCATACTCTGATAAGTCTTTAACTACACTTATAAAGGGCAGTTTGCCTGCATCCCCAGCAAGTTGAGGATCATTGGTGGGAAATATCTCATTTCGAGCGAGATAATACCTCACCCCGCCCGAAAATATATCCCGAGAACCTGCCCGGTTGATTATCTTAAATCGCATAGTTATTCTCCTTCATTTTAGCCATGAGTCACATTTACCAATATTACCGCTGCCTCGGGGTTTTCAACTGCTATGTCTATCTTCAGGTTGTAGAAGACGTATTGGGCCTGGTCTTCTGGGGCACGCTTGCTCTCCAGAGTCAGCTCCTTCTGGATGCCGATGATGAAATTGTTCTTAGGAGTTAAAATAGCATCGGCGTACACATCAGCATCGTCTCCTTCATAGGCTTCTCGCCCGAGGGTGGATCCCACTGCCCCTACCTTTTGGTAAGTGATAGGCATAAGTGGTACTGATGCAATGGGAACAGTCCTGAATGGTAAGTCATTTTCACCTAAGAGGGCCTTATCCCCTAAGATAGTGGCTCGAGTAGCTAAGGCCTCGGCATAATCATTAGGAATGATGTCATTGCAGAAGAACCTCAGATTTTTCAATCCCAGTAATTTATACCTAGAAGGCATTACTGCCAGCATCTTGGAAAACTTGAATTCCCAGTCTCCGGTATAAGTAGTATCCACTTTAATCCTTTCAGCTATCTTGCCGGTCTTGGCAAAGTCGGAATCGTGTCCAGCTAAGCTATTGGAAGCATCCAGAATGGTTGCTGCTTTCGGGAAAGTCCCAGTTTTTTCTCTCCCTCCTTCCGAAAGAAATCCGTATAAGAGTCTATATCTAAAACCTTCCCACAGGCTTCTAATATCCGTATCGGCAAATCCAGGATGGGAGCAATAGGACGCCTCATCGATCTCGTTGGCTACCTTCTTGGCTATTATCTTCATAAGATGATCGGCAAAGGCCTGTCCCTCGATGCCCTCTTCCAGGTCATCATCATAGATTACCACCGCACCCCGCACTTTCTGTGCTTGTAGGGTAACCTTGCCCTCTGCAAACTCTTTTAGATAATCCGAAGCGGCAAATTTATTTGCCGGCTTTAAAAACCTGGTGCCGGCTTTAAACCCTAGGTACCTTAAGTTCTTTTCGACCTTTTCCATTTTTACGATCCGGGCATTATTCTTCCAGAAGGATTGGTCCACTACGTAATCAATAAACTTATCGGCCTCTTCTGGAAGCAGAGTAATATCCGGCAGAGCCTTCATGGCTTTTAAAAAGCTCCTTTTATTTAATAATGCTTTATTAGTTATCATTTTTTTCACCTCGATTCTTTATGGTTAAAATTATTCTTCGGCTACTACTTCAAAGTTAAAAGAAGGCCAGGGGTCATCACTTTTCTTGACCTCTCCGTCTCCATCGTCTTCATCTTGACCTTCTATCTGTTTCTTAGTGCCCTTAGCTTTTTCCAAAGTCTCCAGTCTTTTAGTTAGTTCAGATATGTTCTTATCCTTTTCCCCTAAATCCTTTCCTAATTTTTCTATGGTCTCGCTGGCACCTTTTATAGCACTATCAAACTTTTCATCTCGTTCTTTTTCTTTATCGACCATTTCTTTTTCCCTATCGTCTCTTTCTTTTTCCTCATCAGATTTCTTAAGGGCTTTCTGCTCTTCCTCAGAAAGGAGATCAGAAAGGACAGCAATAGCCTTTTTAGTCTCATCTCCCTTGGTGAGAACGCCACTGAGTATATTGATAGCCTTTTTAATCGCCGCCAGAGTATCCTTAGAAATTTTCCTTCCCGCTTTCTCTAAGTCTTCGTCAGATTTCTTAGCTGGGTAAGGATAGGGGTAAGGATATTTTGCTGTGAATTTAGCTAAGACTGCTATGGCATCTTGTAATTCTTTGGACATATCTCCCTTGAATTTAGTTAGGACGCCTATAGCATTTTTGATGGCTTTAACATCCTCGGGAGAAAGCCGCTTTAGGATTTCAATTTGCTCTTCAGAAAAATCTTCTTTATCACCAGTTAAACTTTTATAAATCTCTATCAGTTCTTTCATTTCGAGTTTTCCCTCCTTATTTAAATTTTCGATATCAGAATCACCTTGTCTTTGCTCAATTGACTTCTGCATATCTTTTTTATCTTTTTTAACAATTAGAAATTTTCGTTTTATTGCCGGAATATCGACCAGACTAATTTCGTCAATATCGATATCCAATAATTCTCTCGGCATCTAATCACCTTCTACTAGCTAGGGTGCCTCGAAAATAAAAAAAAGCGGACGCCCAAACCTTTAAATTTTCATTACAATTTAAAAGCCTGAGCATCCGCTTTTTCTTCAGGATCTCATCTTCCTAAACTTGCTTTTTGAATATTAAATTTTAAAATAAAAAAACGCCTTAAACTTTTCTAATAATTTTAGAAAGCCTAAAGCGTTTTGCTTTAACTCCTGAACATTATTTCCCTATTTAAAGCTCTATTCTATTTTCGTAATTATAATACTAAAAAAAATATACTTTGTCAAATCTTGCCCGAAAGGCAGTCGCTCACCACGCCACACCGCACCAAACCCGATTAATATAAAAAAATACCCCAGTCAAGGGATATTTTTTAATAATTTATCTAGGACTCGAAGCCCTCCCGGCCATGCTAAATCCAGTCAGTTCTTTTTTTAATACTCTTTCCCAAATATCTTTGTTTTCTTTATCCCCAAGATATACGCTCATCCACCAATCTCCTTTTTCCAAAAGATTCTTTGGAGACATGCCACCTTTATGGTGCTGTTCTTCCGAAAAATAATTCTCTATAATTGGTATATCTCTTTTAACTCCTTGGTGCATAACTTTTATAGTCTTTTTCTTGAGCATAAAATGCTTTAGAGCTTTCCAGACTTCCGGAGGCGAGGTCCAGTCCTGCTGCGAATCCGTTTTATAACTAAAATAGACTACTCCACCAACTATATGCTCTGCCTCATCGATCTTCTTAAAAGTAAATTTGGCTATTTCTTGCCCATCCTTAATTATTTCTTTTCGCTTCTCATCCCATTCTTTAACTTCTCTCTCCGTGGGCGGTTTAGATTTTATATACCCTTTTTCTCTTGCTTCTCTGTATGCTTTCCAATATGAACTTTTATATTCTTTTTCTCCTATCTTTGCCGGTATCAAAGTGAAATAACATTTATTTCTAAGCGTATCCACAATTTTAGATCCATATTTAAGTAGTATAGTTAAATCCCATTCTCCCCATTTTTCTCCTTCTTTGAGTTTGGGATAACCACTATTGAATAAATATCTAATGTCGGCCAGTAATTCCCGCCATCGCTTTGCAGGATTTTTAAGATCATCGTCTATTCCCTCTGCTTTAAATTGTTCAAGGTCAAGCTTTTCAAACTCTTCTTTAACAATTCCCTTAATCTTCCCGGCTAAACTATTCCACCATTCCTCCCAATTTTTATCTCCTAATTTTATTTTGCCAGCTACACAAATTCGAGGTCGTCCTTCTGTTCCAATATCGCTTTTACAATATAGTTCCGCTAATTTATTCAGACTATCCGCTATATCTTTAGCTTTGCTATCATTCTTTTTGTCTTTAAATCTAAATACTACAAAAGCAACTCTATCAGCAGAATGCCCGATATCAGTTGCTCTTACTTCTATATCAGGAATACTATTTAAGTCTTCTAACCAATTATCCTTAAATTCTTTATCAACCTCTTTATCATTCCATATTCGTTTAGGATAATTACTTCTGCCTCTTAAAGGTGTATTAGGCATTTCTCCATATACGCTCAAGTAGGCTAAAGTGGGAGAATTTACCCAATCTATTCCCTGTTTTATTATCCCCTTTTCCCTTAGAATTTCTCTTTCTTTTTTCCAGGCTTCCTCATCGTCGTATCTATGTTTTTCATACCAACTATTTGGCATATTACAAACTCCACCTACTGGAGAATCACTGCCACATATCAAACAACGTGGATGCCCATTAGGGTGTGTCCATTTAGCTGATTTAAACCTGTGAACTTTCTCAGCTTGAGGTTTCTTTTTATTCTCATTAATAACGGCTGTCTCTTTCTCATATTCTTCTCTTTGTTTATCTGATAATTTCTTATAAAATTCCTTGGCGAATTCTCTCTTTAATTCAGCCCAGATATTTGGATTTCTATTTTCCCCAAATTTCTTGGCTGCTATGCCATCTTTTACTTCTTTGACATAAACTATTTCACCCTTGCCGTCACCGGTTGTGGCCCATTCTTTAAAATGCTTCTTACAAAACCAAGCATGGCCTATTCCTTCAGCCCATAAACATTCCCAAAAGGGTGGCTTGTCACATTCCATACACTTTTCTCTGCTATGTCTTTTATTAATTTGGATATTTTTCTCCTGGGCAAATTCTTTTGCGAGTCTTAAAATCTCAGAAGCAGCAATGTCTTCTAATTCTCCAGAGTCCCGGTCCGCTCTATTATGCACAATCACATACTCTCTAAATTCCTCAGATTCAAATTCTGGGTGTTCCTCAACAAATTTAGAGAAGTGCCCGCCCCCAAAATCACAAAATTCCTCGTAATTTTCTTCTTTATAAAATTCTGATGCGAACTCCGGTTCATTCATCTCTCTAATCTCCTGTGGCTGATGGGGCACTAATACTAAATCCCAGCCGGTCTGGTATCTCCAGTTGGGCCCGAAAGTCGATCCCAGCCATTCCGGAGTTAACCATTTTCCGGACATCTTTCCCACCCTCTGCTCCAAGATCCTATCTATCTTTAGTCTTAAAGATTTATCCAGAGTTATGGTAAATTTATCGTCTTCTTCTTTTGCTCTCACTAAGATATCGATATCATTAGGCTTTCGATTGCCCTCCCTCTCGTAAAAGAGAGACCCGGCAATATTTATAAACTCAGGGATCCACACAAATGAAGGAAGGTCCTCAATTAAAACTTCATCACTCTTTGATAAATAGATGTTTTCTTTCTTAAGTGGGAAATTAGAGATAAGAAGTTCCCTCCTGAATTCTTGTGTTCCTTCCGTATTAGAAAAGCTTTGTAATACCTTAACTTTTTTTATGTGAAAATCTTTAAATGCTTCCTTAATTGTGTTAACATCATTAAGAGAAAGTATAAATTTTCCTTTTATTTTTTTGCAAAAATCATGAAGTTCTACTAGACTGATATTACCACCAATTGTTTTATTCTCGGTATCAGGGTAGGGTGGGTCCAGATAATAAAAAGTTTCTTTAGAATCATAATTAATACTTTCTTTATAATCATTATTCTCTATCTTTACATTTTTTAATCTCTCTTTTACGTTGGGGAGTGCGGAGGTGCAGTCAGCTTCTTGACCTTCAAAGGAACTAACATAATTTTTAAATCTTGAAAATCTCATCGTGTATACGAATTTATAAAATCGCTCTAAATCATTTTCGGGTTTACTTTTTTTAAGGTTATCAAAATGATTTTTATTCCCTACCCAATTTTTCTTTTTTAGTTTTTTTAAATCCTCATCACTAATTTTTTTCATAAACCTATAGGCAAAAGCGATATCTTTATCCAAATCATTTATAACTTCGACTTCACTCGGTTCTTTAGCAAAAAATACTGCCCCGCCACCCACAAAATTCTCAACGTAAGTTTTATGTTCTGGAATATAACTAACTATAGTCTTAGCTAAATACCTTTTACCACCAGGAGATCCAAAGGCTGGTCTGCAACCCTTTTCTACATCCTCAAAATATTCTCCCTCTCCCTGTTCTGTTAATTTTTTTATTTCTTTTAACTCCATTTAAATCACCTCATCTCTTTCCTTAAAATGAACAACCAGTAGGCAGTAAGATTTATTTAATGAACTGGGCTATTAATAGTATCGCAAGTCTTTCCTTCATCGTTTAAAATAAACACCATTTCATCAGTATAAAACATATCTTGATTTCCACTTTCAAACATAATCCGCACCTCGGCCACTCGCTTACTTCCTGGCGCATCAGGGTCTTCCTTACGTAAACATATAAACACAATTCCCGCTTTCTCGGCTCTTTTCTTTAAAACGTCTGTTGCATCTACATATTCCCAATCCACCCTTCTAACCTTATCAATTATTCTCCAAGCAGCCGGTTTTCCATGAGTCATCATTCTAAATTTCAATATCATATCTATCTGTCTCCTTTCTTTCTATCTGTCTATCTGCCTACTGATTATTAAGACGCTTGTCTTGATAGGATTCGAACCTATATCGGTGGTGATCAGCCTCCATATCTTAGATATCGTGGAACAGACCTATCCCCTACGTCCAAAACGCTAGGCAAGCTATTAATTATTTTCCTTTTCTCAAACGCTTGAGTAAATCAATAATTTTATCCAATGCATCATCCTCAGGCTCAATATAACAATTATTCACATTACGTCCTATTCTAGGCTGACTCTCTAACCATTCTATTGCTTGATCTATTGTGATTTTGTCTTCTTTCCTCTTTATCTTCTCCATCCAATCAAAACGAGCCACCGAATATTTCCTCCTTCACTCTGGTTCTTTCCTCCCATATTCATAGTGCTCCCGGCCAATCGCTTTAAGCTCCCCAGCAGGTACGAGGATATAATATCCCGAATCCTTATGCTCGATAGGATCTGCTGGGAATCCTTCTGTAGCTTTCCAAATCTGCCAGTAATTACCTGCTCCTTTCGGCCTCTTAAAAGCCTTAACAACATATCTTCCTTTTACTAATTCTTTATTCTTTTCTGGCAATTTTTCATCAGGATAATAAAAATACTCATGATAATCTTTCCTTCCGATTCCGCTCTTAACTTTCCCTCGCCAGATAAGGCCCATCCAGGCATATTTGTATGCAGTAGCCCCTACTTCTCCCGGAGAGATAAAATACGAACCCTTCACTATCTGTAAATCAGCAAGTATCTTTGCTCCCTTCTTGCTTATGCTCGGTTCTTTTATCCCCTCTATTTTCTTAACCATTCCCGGTTCTTCGGCACTGGGCTTTACTAAGGCAAAGGATTTTGCCACATTCTTCACTCCACTTGCCGTCTCTACTAATTCACCTTTCAACATCCGTAAATAACTTTCTACATTATTATCGGTAATTACCCATTGCACCAGCCTTTTCAATCCGGAGAAGCTCATCCTATCATCAAGATGTATCGAATGACCCTCGAAAAGCTTGGCTAAGGTTATCTTCCCCTTTTTGTATTTCTCTACTTCCTCCGGCTCCAATCCCCGGATGTGGGTCTGCATAAAGGCCTCCCCCTCCCGGTAATCATTATAAAATTCCTTAGGAAGTGGTTCATTTTCCTTGGCATGTGTTTTATATATTTCTTTTGGGATCTTCCCCTCGTCTATGCTAATTTTGACATCATCTTTAATTCCTTTCTCTACAAGGGCCTCTCTCCGCGGAGTGAATCCGGAGAGTCTTTCCAATACAAATATCTTATCAGGTACATTCTTTTCCGGAACCGGTTGTAATACCACGCTCACATAAGCTTTATAATAGGGATATTTAGGAACGTCGGTCTCGTAACTATTAACATCTTCGCTGGCCACCCTTAGTATCGAGCCTATCGCCACATCCTGTTTCGTATTATCTGACTTTCCTATATGGTTATAAAACTTTCCTTTAAATTCTGTTACTGCCTTCTTGTCTTTTCTGCCTATGGCCTCTGCCCACTCTTCATCGATGGGTCCTACAACTAATTCATAATTCCAATTCCCGGTCTTCTTTCCTTCCCTGATAATTTCCTCTTTGCCTACTACCAGGCAATCAATCTCATACTTTTCTTTCCATTTGCAAGCACCATGGTCTTGAGGCACTTCGTAAGGGGTATTGAGTAATTTAACCATTACCCCCTCGGCAATATATTTGGGATAAGGACCGCCTTTATGAGCATAGCCCATTATTTTATCTTTAGCCTTTTCGATCTGCTTGAGATCCTCTAAATTCATAATATAAGATAAGGCATCTTTCTGTAAATTGGTTGAACTTGTGAGAAAATGAATGTGCTCAGAATCCTTGAATTTGCTAAGTAGCTCTTTTCGTTCTTTAAGGGGCCAGTCTTTAATATCTTTTTCCTCATATTCCACAATATCAAAAATGTAAATATGAGCTTTCTTACTAGCTTCAGTCGGGTCAAATTTCCCGTTTAAGAGAGAATTAGTAGCGGTTCTATGTAAGCATTCATTCTTTTCCTTATCTATCATTATAACTTCTGCATCACCTACAAAATCTCCCTTCATCTTCTCAAGCTCTTCTACCTGCCAGGGTAATCTCTCAGTCTTGATAGGAGAGCCTTTAATATCTTCGGGATCACTCATTATAATTATATCTTTGCCTTTCTTTATAATTTTCGTTCTCATCCCATCAAACTTGGCTTCTACAACTGCTTTTCCTTCCTGGAAATGGGGAGTATTCTTAAGATCCTCGAAAGTAAATATTCGATAGGCCGGCTTGTTCAAGCCCCATTTTTCTCTCTTCTCAAAATCCTTCTCTTCCAAGATATCACCATCATATAAAATTTTACCATTCCATAACCTAAGTCCGGTATTAACTTTCTCTTTTTGTCTTAAAATATCCTTTCTTAAATTAGTAAGATATATTGCCTTCGGTTTCAATTCCTCTGCCAATCGCAGGAGAGAGAGAAAGGAAAGTTTCTTTTCCTCTTTCTCCGGATCTGTCTCATAATCTCCCACTCCACAAATCCAGACAGTCCCTCGTATCAGGTCCTTCTGCGCCCTCCCTAATTCTAAGAATTCGGGTAAGATCGATATTTTCTTCTTTCCTAGGCCTAATCTTAAACCCATGGAGGGTGTTCCGACTGCCGGAGTAGTCTTGATCGGGATAATCTCTAACCCGTCAATCTTTAGCAGTTTAAGGAATAAATGCGTATCCTCGCTCTTGGGTAGCCGGTCGAATATTGCTCCTACCGTATAGACCGAGATACCTTTGTATTCATTAAGATATTCCCAGTGATCCTTATCGGCTTGAGTCACAACTATAAGATCCAAGTCCTCTTTTATATCTTTCTTATGTACTGCCGGGTCGATAAGAATCCTTTTATCCTTGTGACGGATAAGCAGAGAAAAGTGTTTGCCGAGAGGGGAATTAAGTTGGGCATAAGTTCCTAATATTTCTATATCAAATTTTTTTTCGCTTTTTTCTAAATCTAAATCGATAGATTTCCGACTGTATATCAGTCTTCTGGTCGCAAGTTCTTCCGCTAGCCACTTATATCTCTTGAAGAAATTATCCCAATTTATTTGAATTAAAGGCTCCTTTTTTTCAAATTTCAGATATCTGTGATGAAGACTATGATGTACTCCTTCAAACCTTAATCTCAATTCATATAACCCTAAATCAGTAACTTTTTTTAAGTTCGATTTCGTTATATCTTCTAATTTCAATAGTATCACCTACTTATCTAATAACTAACATACCAAATCTGGTATATCAGTTAATTTTTTAATCTTAAAGTCTATCTTTTTTCTTTAAACACATAATCGCCTGTCTGGCCTTTTATTTTACGACTATGGTCGTTTTCCCCCGATACAACTTCCCAGGGGATTCCAGGCAATTCGGGAAACGCTTTACATTTATTAAATTTCTTTTCAGATTTAATAAAATGAATACATCTTGCGCAAATTATCTCGTTCATTTTAATAACTCCTCAACTAATGTTTTTCTTAAAGGTGGCAGTTTATCCGCCCTATAAAGAGCGAATATTTCAGCCCAACTTTCGGTTAAACCATCGGCCTCAGCATACCCACTTATCGCCATTTTTACCAAAGACCTGTCTTTTAAGAAGGTATAATGTTTTACAAAATCAGACTTTACAGATAACTTTTTAACTATATCCAAAATATGAGCATATTCATGGTCAACTATATGCTCTATATTCTTTAATTTATGGAAGCCGCTAGCAAAACAATTTTCTAATTGTTGTTTTAACAGAACCTCCCCACCCTTTTTAAAATATTTCTCATTAAAAGCTATAGCTATTTCATTATTTGGTAGAGTTACTGTTTCAGCAAATGTATGGCCACTAACCGGGAAAAACTTTACCCCTGGATACACTCTTTTAATCGCCCTTCTTACAGCCTGAGAACTCCCGATAAAATCAGGTTTAATTTTATAATCGTTTATTAAACCGGTTAGCCGTTCATTAACCATATTAGCATTATCCAAGCTCATCCTACCAAAGTTAGCCCCAGATATATTCCCTTCGGGTTTAACTAAGTTTTCCCCATATCTTTCCGCTTCTTTAAAAGTCCGGGCAGGTGAAAAACCCGGAATCTCAAGTGCCGGTTTTTTGGGTTTCTTGGGGACTTTTGGTTTCTTTGCTCTGGGAATTACTACAATCCAATGACATCGACAATCAGGATGAGCGGGCAAGCGCCCTCTTGCCTCAGCTCTTTTATACCTTATCCCGGCCATATCTAAACATAGGTGACAGGCATCTCCGGCTGAAGATATCTCTACTTCTTCATACCGAGTTCCCTCCAGTGAATCCAAATATCCTTCATTTACACTCCGGTTAACTTCTGTCCTGGATATCATTTCGCTACGTTCCCTTAGTAGCCTATTGTAGTATTTGTCAAACTTATCCTTAATTACTTTTGAAGGCAATTTCTGGGTTTCCATCAAATCCCTATATTTATACAAAGCCTTAGTCTGCCTTCCATTAAGTCCAATGCCCATCTTCTCAATATCTTTTGCTATCCCTTTAAGAGTCTTTCCTTCTTTTACCCCTTGAGTCACTATTTCTCGTAATCCCTTTTTTGTCTCTTTGCCTACCAGGGTGACCAATTCTGAGGAGTATTTCTCGGCCCACTTTACCGAACGGGGATTTATTACGTCAAAAGAGGCCTCGATCCTGGCCTGAGCAAGGGATAAATTGCCAGCTCTCTCCATTATATTTAGATAGGCCGGTTTGATTATGCTCGTTTCACTTCTTTCTATGGTCTCCCAGTCCACGTAATCCACTATTATTTGAGACTTGGACTTCTTTTCAAATTTTAAGATCCTATTTTTGATATCCCTGATAATCTGTTTCCGAGATAGTTGCATACAATCCCGGATCTTAGGATAGAGATAGGCCTCACACTCATCCATCAATTTAAGTATCTGCTTCCTCATCCTTTCTTTGCGGCCAATCTTTTCAAAGAATATATCCAAAAGTCTATCTAATTCTTCTGCAGTTTCACTGGTTAACGGCATACTTCCCTTAGCTCCTTTACTACAACATTTCCAGTCAAGTCTTTACCTTCCTCATATCCGTATAAAAAGTAAGAACCATTGGTAAAAGACGCCGAACCATAATAGTGTATTATTCGGCAGTTTGCTTTATTAACTATTTCGTTCATTATTTTTCCTCTGGGGAGTCCGGCCATCTGCTATTCCCAATTCTACTCTGATGGCTATCCTGACTCCCGGCATATCCTCTTTAATCTTCCTATCTAACATCTGCACTATCTCCGCCAGGGTCTCCTTTACATAACCTTCTAATTCTATCTTTTTAATGAATTTTTCTATATCCACCATCTTTTAGTCCCCTAACTTTCCTTCGTCTTTCCCCACTTCTTTAAGAAAATCATCTTCAGTTAATCTGTTAATTCCCTCTTTAAGATCTTCCATCGCCTTAATAAATTTGTCTTCCCTCTTTTCCAGCTCCTCTTCACCTACTACTTCCAGACCGCTCTTCATGTAGTAATTATTTCCACCAATATAGGGCTTTCCCAGACCTAATTTATTTCTAGCCTGGTTGGGGGTCATCATGGCATGTTCAATATACTTAATATATCTATCTCCTTCTGCATCAATATTTCGAATGTCCAGAGTATTAAGTTTAAACACATATTTATGGCAGTTCAGTCCTTGCTCGATAATCGGGCCATTAATAATGTCTTCCATATCCTTCTGTAAGGGTTCTACTACCGATTCTATATATATCTTAGTCGCTTCCGTAGTCATACTACCCCCACCTAATTTTCCTACTCTTGGCCTAACTCCAATTCGTTCCCCAGGCATGGAATAGGCAATGAGTATATCTTCTTGCAAGGATTCTCTATACAGCCTGAAGCTTCCCTCTTTTATGTCCACGGACAATTGCTGCCATTGAAATTTAGCGTTCTCATCCGGGACCTGGAAGACCATAGTCCTATGCATATTTTCGGATCCCCTAATCTCGGTATCCAAGAAATTCTTAATTTTTTTCGCTGAACCATCTTTCCATTTTCCGGTGAGGGTGATTAAGGCTGCAGGAACCCCGTAGTTTTCAAAGAAAGATAAATTATAATCCCTGATCCCAATAAGTCCGACCAGAGAACCTACTGCTGATAGGATAGGAGGGGCTCCATAATAATCCGATCTCGGGTAGTATCTTTTGTAATAGATTAACTCGCTTGCTCTATCCTCTAAGCCAAGTTTGCTTACCTTTCCAGTCTCTGGAGAGATATCTTTTTCTTCCCCATACCTCTTAAACCAGACCTTATCATTATTTCTTTGTTGGCAGAATTTCTTCTTCTTTTTATGGATCCTGAAAGTATGTCCAGCAATATGCCATATCTCGGCTACTTCTTCGATTCTATTTTTCACTATCTCGAATCCACCCCAGCCTATTATCCCTACATCGATAAGCATTTCTTTCAATATGTGCCTTAAATACTCTTCCGGATTGGGTTTATCCAAGAGTCCGTTAATCTTCTTTTTCTCATCTTCATCTTCTTCTTCCCCCTCTTTTAACTCCAGCCTCCAGCCCAGTCCAGCTACATCTTCGGCTATCTGATTTACGCAAGCACTAAAGGTCGAATTCATATCGTATAATTGAAGCAGACTGGTGGGAGAATTGGGGGGAGCAACCAGCTCATTAATTCCAAATTGCTCTTCCTCTTTAATCTGTTTGGAAGTCTTTTTGACTTCGTATTTCTTTAGAGCAGACAAAGGATAAACTCCTTTTGAAGTCTGTATAAATTGTTGCCCTTTGGTAAGGGTAACGTGAACCTCGGCGGCCTGCTTTTTTTTCTTTATTTCTTCGGTCATATTTTTTTCGCCTCACTTAATCAAATATTAAACGAATACCTCCGCCTCTTTTCGCTTCTTCTTCCCCGAGAAGGTGTTGGCTACCGCATCTCCGTAGTCCGGGGACCGGCCTAATCTCTTTTTAATTTTATCCTTCTCTTCGATTAGGATATCTCCGTTACTTCTGGTGCTCCAATGCACCTCGGTTAAGTCCTGAGTCAACTCATCTACGGGAGGCAGAGCTAACTCCCCATCTAATGCGGGATCTAAGGCATCTCTTACAGCCCAATATAGATAGGCTCTCATATTGGCAAAGGTCCTCTGCTCAGTTAGATCGGTCATGCCCTTTGCTGATTCTGAGGCCTTAACTCCGACCGCGTTAGCCTTTAGTTCTATTAATCTCGAAAAGACTCCAGCCCCTTCTCCTGCTGAATCTATATAGGTGATATCCTCTTTCTTTATTAATTCATTTTTTGCTCTCCCCACGGTCACCATATGATCCTGTTTACTGTAAGCTTTCACTCTTTCAATAACACTTCCCCTTCTGAAAGCGAATACGGTAAGGTCCCTTCCCATGCCGGCTACGTCGACCCCTAACTTTAAAGCGCCTTCTCCTTTACCTTTTAAATCTCGCCATCTATCATTGGCCATCTCTATCCAGTTTAAAGGAATTAGGGTGTCTTCAGTTGCTCGAGGGAATTCTCCCATAACCTTAACTAAGAACAAATCGTTAGGCCTATACCATTTGCCTTCCCATTTAAAATCATAGGAGTCTCCATTCACTTCTCCCTCGCTAATTTCTACTACCCAGCCTGGCTTTCTGATCTTCTCATCAATCCACTCCCAATCCACCTGTCCGGGGATCAATATTTTTTTAGCCCTGACGTTCACACAATTTAGACAGCTTATCTTAAACTTTCCTTTATATAGAGGACTTCTGGTACTTTGGTATGCCTCTCCGGTAGTCCTATTCGGATTAAATATCAAAACTAATCTGCTATTACCAGTAAGTATTCCCTCTATAGCATCAAAAGTTACCTGATCTATCCCGCTCGCCTCAGTAACCACTACCATAAGATTGGGAGAGTGAAAACCAGTCCAGTCTTCTGGCTTCTTGTCTTTGGTCTTAAAGCCCAACAAAAACCAGTCTGGATCTCCGAAGGTTATCTTATGAGTCCATAGGTCCCCCCCCAAATCTATCTGGGCATTTCTATATATCCTGCCTATCTCAGCCATCATAATATTAATAACTTGTCTATCGGTCGGTGCTGTATTGATAACCTTTGAGGGAACATTAAGATATAAAAAACACAAAGAGGCAACCGCTGCCATATAGTCTTTTCCTGCTGCGTGGCCCGATCTGACCGATGTTCTCCGGTATACCTGTATTGTTTCCAATATCTGTCTTTGCTTTCGGTCTAGCCGAACTCCCAAACCATCCCTGGCAAACTTATTCCAGTCATTATCATATTCATCGTATAGATGTATATCTTTTTCATCTATTTGAGCTAGAATTTTTCTTTCGTCTCCTTTCCTTCTCCTCTTTTACCGCTTTGACCCATTCTGCAAAAGAGCCAGGAGTCCCAACTTCTTTTCGTTCTACGTATAATCCTTCCAATCTCGCTTCATCCTTAGCAATTTCCAAACAAGCGTTAAAATCCCCCCTCTTAAAATTTTTATTATATAGGACTTCTCGTTTAGCCAAATGATAGTCTAAACCCGCTTTTCTCTTCTTCTGAAAATCTCGACGCCACAAGGTATAGCAACGCCTTATATATGTTTTGATTTGCCTATCTGAAACACCCCAATTTTGTGAAGCATAGTGAAGTATTTCTTTGGTAGATAATCCACTTAAGAGCATCCCCGATACCTCTAATATTCTTTTTTCCATTTCCATCTCATTTGATTCATGCATTATCTAGATCTCACCTCAATAATCTGACATCTCCTCGATAATAACTTTAAAGGACTTCCTAGTTAATTTTTGCAATTCTATTACCTGTTCCATCTCGCTTGCCGGGATATCCAGCTTTATCCTCGCCCCATCTCCCTGGCCGTCAATATTTATTGCCGACTGTATCGGTGGAAGACTCGCCATGAATTCTATTTTTATTTTTTCCATAACTAACCTCTAAAATAAAGATTCTGGAATAGAATTAACCCTTTTTCTTGCAATTTCACAATATTCTGGACCTATATCAATTCCAATAAATCTCCTACCCAATTTTTTTGCCATCTTGCAAGTTGTTCCGCTTCCACACATCGGATCTAAAACAATATCATTTTTATCGCTCCAACTGATTATATGGTCTTGTGCTAGCTGTTCTGGAAATATTGCAGGATGTTCAAAAGCTATTTTGTCTTTTGTGCTATATCCATATCCTGTATTCATACGCCAGATATTACTCCTACATCCATAAAAATCGGTCCTCTTTCTTCTTGAAATTTCATTATGATTTTCCCTTAATAATGACCCATTTTTCTGCCTAAAACTTTGTAAACCAAAGCCTTTAGTTCCTGCCCATCTATTTTTTCTATCTTTAATAAGATTTATTGTTTTAGGTTTTTCTTTTGAAAATACAAACATATATTCAAAAAAATTACTATATCTTACAGATCTTTTTCCTGCTGGGTATCTGCAATTATTCTTCTCATAAATCATTGTATCGTGTAAATTAAATCCAATCTCTTTAGCGTAAAGAGCTTGCCGAAAAGAATTACCTGATTCGCTACCATCAATGGTTTGGTCTCCTACCACCCAAACCAATACCCCACCTATCTTAGTAATTCTAAACAATTCTTTTATCAATTTTTTATGATCAAATATAAACCCTCTATAGTCTCTCAATTCCTCATAGGGTGGACTTGTTACTGTTAAATCAATTACATCATTGAGAATATCTTTAATTGCTATTAAATGGTCCCCACATATTATTCTATTTATAAAATCTTCAGGATACTTCATTTAAAATATCTCCTGCTGAACTTTGGCAATTCTCTTTCCTATCTCTTCAACCACATTCACTGTAACTGCATTCCCTAAACACTTTAATCTCTGAATATCACTTATTCCTTTCGTCCAGTTATCAGGAAAGCCTTGTAATCTTTCACATTCTATCGGGGTTATCTTTCGTATTTTATTATCTTTCACTATCATGGGCAGGTGTCCTCCGCCCTTGGATGTCCTAATTGTTGGAGAATATTTTTTAAATTCTCTAACCGTTTTTTCCCCGAAGCCTCCATATATATTGTGTATTATCTTAAAGTCAATCCCATCCTGTTTACGAGGAGCTTCTCTGATTCCTCCGATAGGAAATATTTTTTGTCCGCTTCTTCCTCTAAGATGTCCGACAATGAACACCCTTTCCCTGTTATGCGGGACTCCGAAATTCTTGCTGTTAAACACCTCCCATTCACAGTCATACCCCAATTCTGAAAGCGAATCGAGGATAATTCTAAAAGTGTCCCCCTTTTTGTGATTAAGTAGCCCTTTGACGTTTTCAAGCAGAAGTAAACGAGGTTTCTTAATTTCCGCAATCCTGCATATTTCGAAGAACAGAGTTCCGCGAGTATCGTTGAATCCTTTTCGTTTTCCAGCAATTGAGAAAAGCCTAACAAGGGAATCCCGCAGTGAGAAGGTCGTGGTTTGGAATAGACCCGGCTGGGATTTTTCTAATGTCTCCTTCATATAATTCTCCTTCCCCAAAGTTTTTTCGGTAGATTTTGCAGGCGTATTTATCCCATTCGTTGGCAAAAACACAAGCAAACCTTGCCTCCCCTTTCTCAACGCAGGGCATAGTTTTTTGTATATTCTTGGCAGTCTTGCTTTGTAAAACATTTCTACAATTTTCAAGTCCATATCTAAAACCCCCTATCCCTGCAAATAATTCGATAAATTCTAACTCGATTTCAACCTCCTTTTGCATCATCCTAAATTGAATTCTTGCTGAACCTTTCTGATTCTCCTATTTGTCATATCTATATATTCTCGCTTTATTTCAATCCCTATAAATCTTTTTCTCTGTTTTAAGGCTACCAACGCGGTAGTCCCGGCCCCCATAAAGGGATCTAAAACTATACCGCCCTCAAAACCTGCATCGCAGCCACAGTTAGTGTAACCAATTTCTTCATTAACTTTTCTCTTACCGGTCAATAATGTGCTTGTGGGACTAGCTTTATGTATTTTCTCTGCTGTTATGCTATCTTTGCCCCCACATTTTTCATACTTTCCTGTAAACTTATATATCCTTAACCTTGCCTTCCCACACTTCTTACAGACAAATTCAGGGCATCCTGCTTTAATAATCGGTTCGATTAATGTTTCGGGGAAAGTTGCAAAATGGGTTGCCTTAAAACTTTTTGTTGGTATCTTCCAGACACAACGTTTATTGCGGCCTTGTTTGCCATAACTGATATCTTTGCCATGATATTGCGGTCCTTGTATTTCCTTCTCCGGCTGCTTTGTTTTGTATCCCCTCTTCTTATTTAATCTCGGTTGGCTCAAATTATGTGGGGTCTGTCCATCAGCCCCGAATGTCCATTTATTAACGTTGACTCCTCTTTTCATCCGAGGTAACGTACTAAGTGCATATTTATCAAACTGCTGCTCAAACCAATAATCATGTCCTTTCCATAATGAAACCTTTTTCCATTCTTTCTTTCTATATTTTCTTGCTTTAAGAGAATTATATCTTTCAGCATCCTCCCTGCTTATTTTAGTATTATAATTTTCTCCGATTAGTCTCCATTCCCAGTCTTCTCCCTCTACCCCCTTAATTCCCAGTGGTTTTTTATCTACACATTCTAAAGTCTTTTCGTTGGTCCAGAATATAGCTTTATTGTTTTTGGTAAAGAAAAATAAATATTCAAAATCTATGGTAAACCGGTCATTTGCACTTGCAGGCATACAATTCGGTTTCCACCAGATAATTGTATTCCTCTTGATCCAACCCCGGTTAATCATCTCTATTGAAAAGCGATAGGGGATATCCAATAAACTTTTAGCATATTGTCTAGTAGTTTTTTGATTACCCTTAGTAGCTCCCATCTCTGAAGTTTTATAGCCTAAATTTCTTGTGTCCTCTCTGTGTCCTGAAGCATTCCCACTGCCTCCATAGCTGTCTCCTATATTTACCCAGCAGGTTCCGTCTTTCCTTAATACCCGTTTTACTCTGTCAAAGATGTTGCATAAATGCTTTACATACAATTCAAAGGTCGGTTCAAGGCCAAGGCTACCGCGCCAAGCTCCGCATTTAGAGCAAAATCCTGCTTTTGCATTACCAAAACCATGCAGATTTTCTCTATATTTTGGATTGCCTAACGTGCCACCATCTAAATTTTGCCTATTTTCATGTAACAATTTTGAGTTATATTCGCCAAAGTCATGCTTACAGTTTTTATCCCCATCCCATATTACCGGCTCAATTCCATAATCCCGGAGACCCCAATAAGGTGGCGAGGTAGTGATACAACTGACTGATTCTGCTGGTAATTGTGGTAAGACATCTAAAGCGTGTCCTAAAATTATTGTATTAATCATTGATAAACTTCCTTTAGTCGAGATCCCGAGCCATCATTTATTTATTCGTTTCAAAGAATGCTCGAGCAAAACCCGATGGGGTAATGCTTCTTAACATTTTGGATTTTTGACCACTTCCGGCCGAAAAATGTATTTGGCTATATCTCTTTCTACTCTTACTGTCTGTAACAAAAATAGGTTCTACTGGCTTCTTTTTTGGTATATTAAAGTATCCCCATAAATCAGTTTTTTTCGTGTAAGAATCCCCAAAGTCGCAAGGGTCAAAAGTAAATACCGGCTTACCTAAAAATTGTCTTAAATAGCCCATCGGATTTTCTAAACACCAAAAAGCTAATTTATGATCATAACGGCATTCCCAAATTATATTTAGGCAGGCTATTACCAATTCCATACCTTGCCTAAAATCTCTCGGTGTTTTAGCACTTGTCCTAGCCAGGCTAAACATAGTACAAACAGGTGAGGCTAATATTCCATAGATATCATCAATCCTAAACCTGAGCGGTTTTTCGATCCCACCTTTGAAGATTATATATTTGCCTTTTATCTCAGTCTTTAAAACATCATAAAAAGGTAAAGTAACATTTATCACGATATATCCAGCCTCTTTATATTTTTTACTCCAAGCCCCTGTTCCACCGCATAAATCAAGAATTATTTTTGACATTGGTTATAATTTCCTCAAAAATACCCAAAGAATATCATTTAAATTAAAACTGCTTCTATCGCTCTTACTCTAGACCGTGCAATCTCGACATATCCCCCGTCATTATCAAATCCGATATATCTTCTGTTTAGCATCTTAGCTGCAATACAAGTCGTCCCGCTTCCTACAAAGGGATCCAGTATAATATCATTTGTACGGCTGCCTAAAATAATTAAATAGCTCATTAGTTTGATTGGTTTCACGGTGGGATGGTGGTTTTTAAATTTAACAGTCCTTACATTGCCACTCCCAGTTTTAAAATTCCCTGCTTCTCCCATCATTTTATTTATATTTGCCCTTGCTTTCTCCTCTAATTTCTCACATCCTCTGTTCTTCTCAGTCTTGCTTGCCTTTGGCACAATTAGAAAAGGAAAAGTCTTTTGGACTGATTCAGGTAGTTGTTTGATCTTCTCTACCCACCACTTATCGAGGTCAAAATAACGAGAAAATGAGCCAGAATCGTAATAAATATTCTTCCAATTAAGCATCTTATTTGTATCCATATAAATATTGCTTCTCTGTCTATACTGTTTAAATCGTTCTCGTAATCGAGTATGTTTTGATGAATGTTTATTTCCATCATTTAATACATCATCACTTACTAAAAGATTGGCAGGGAAACGGCCTTGGGATATATTTGATTCGAGTAATCCGAATCCATTTGTAGCTCCAAACATTCCCGTTGATTTATCCTTCTCTTTTAATTGTTTATTATGGTGGGAAATTATAAAATCATTTTTCCCCTTATAAGGTATCCTCCCCTTATCAAGCCAAGTTATCCCTTTCCTATTCTTTAGGGCCTGCTCCATATAAGTTTTCTCTGATAATGGTTTCATCACCACAAGGATAACTTCTACTGCAGGTTTAGGTTGGAATCCACTGTAAGAGCCATCTAGAACTTTAGCTTGGGGAGTAGCGGGAATTGTTATTTCTTTCATAGCAATTTCAATTTCTCCTTCATATTTTCCGCCTGGAGTAAATGGTGCTATTATGTTTCTACTTGTAGGTTTCCCCCAATGCTGTTGGTCCGGATAGTGTCTAGGTACTTTAATTCCATTTTCTCTTTCTACTCCCAATCTCTTATCTACCATTTTCCCAATATTACTTGCCTTCGGGAAACCACTGGCATAGGCCCAATATAGACTTGTAAATCCAGTTATAAATCCCGCTTCCTCTAGATTTATTATCTGTCTGCTTAATACGTCTTGTCTGGGAGCACACATAATAAAGGCAAAGGCTCCTGGTTTTAACACCCTTAAACATTCCCTCCAAGTGCCCATATTTACTAAAGCTTTATCCCAATTCCGTTGCATGAATGCGTAACCATAAGGGGGATCCGTTACCATCAAATCAATACTCCCATCCAGAATATCTCTCATGCCTTCCCGGCAATCAGTACATATTATTTTATTTATAAAATCTTCGGGATATTTCATTCAAAATATCTCCCTAGTTTTAAAAATATTTCTTATTCCATTCCTCCTCAAGCTTATTCAGAGGAGAATGAAACCCGAATCCCAAGGGGCTATCTTCTTCCAATGTCCTTAATATTCTCCATAAATTCGGATAATTATTATATAAGCATCTCAGAGCTTCTTTGTTTTGCCTGGGGCATAACCAGCAGCCATTTCTCTTATATCCCTGCCTGTAAATGGGATTAACTAGGGCCTTCTTTTCTAGATATTTAAAACAATCCTTCTCTTCCCATCCCCATTCGATCAAAGGGAACCTAAATTCAATATTTTTACCTTTATCAGAAAATCTTTTCAGTCTCCTCTCCTCGTCTGCTGCATATCCTACATAGACAATCTGCCCTCGATTATGTCGGTCCATTATCTTGCCCTTGCCGTCCCGCTCCCACCAGCAAGGGAAATTTACCATGGGGAAACCTCTGATTCTTCCTTCCATCTTGCCTCGAGTAATTAGAGTATAGAAAAGCCTAAAAAAATTCTTTTCCGACCTTAGTCTGGTTATCTTCCTTCCGATATGATTTTCTAACTTATCTATATATTTGTAGGTATCTGATAATTCCAATTGAGAGTCCATAAATAGGATCTCGTCAACTCTTTGGCCCAGCTCTAACATTCTAAGCAACATCGCTACACTATCTTTACCCCCTGATACATTAACTACATGCCTTCTATTGTCCATTGATGGTTTACTCCTAAGAAATAAAAAATGACCTAAACCCTTTCAAATTATTCTTAAATAATCCTAAAGAGCCTAGGCCATTGACCTAACTTTTAGACCTTATCTTATTCGATTGTCTAATTGAATTTTATCAAACTAATTGATTTCTGTCAAAAACAGAATCAATCCATTGTTATTGTTATTCCCTTATTCCCCCTTTTTCTTCTTTTATAACTATTTTATTTCCTTTTACCGTTATTCTCATACTTCCTTTTTTTCTATTTTCCCGCTCAAAAAAACCTTCTTTAATTAATTTGTCTACTTCATGTAAAATCCTTTTCTTATTTTCCCAATCTTCATATCTTTCTTTTAAAATCTTATAAAGCTCTCTAAAGAAGCCATGTAGAAAAAATATTAGCATCCAAATAAGTATAGCGATAGACAGACTCCTAAATATTATTATCATCTAGCCCCTTTTTCCGTTCCCAATTTTGATTATTATAGTTTAATATGGCATCACGAAAATTTGTAATTATTCTTTCTATTTCTTTTTCGCCTGCCCTGACAGGGTTAAACCTGCTTTGTTACTTTTTTCCGCCAACGCATTTTTAGGGTCGCTACGCAAAGGCAATATCCAGCTACTAACCTTTGCAAGACGGTCGGGACTTAGCCTCTGGCCGACATTTAGTAACTTATCCCAGACTAAGACGACGCCCTTTCGCCGGTTAACCTTAGTTCCACTTTCAGCATTGTTACCGCAATGCACGCAGGGCAGGTAAATATTTATTTTTCAATTAGTAAATTCAAAATTGTATCTTTTTCTAATACTTCAGGAGATAAATCAATATCGCTCTTATCCTTATCGTCAACTAATTTAGCTCCAGCTTTCAATAAAATATCTTTGAGTTCTATACTATTCTGATAGAAATTTATAAGATATTTTCTGGCATTTTCAGCAACTTCATTATTACGTGACGTGATTGACATGCCTATTGATGTCTCGGCAAAATAGAATCTACTTCTATTTACTGTAGTAATCAATAATCCCAGTATCTTTTGTTTTTGACTAATCTCAGACTGGACAACTGAAACAATGTTATTGGGATTAACCATATAATTTTCTCTGAAATTTTTGACCTTCTCTTTAGCAACAATTATTTTAAAAGGGACTTTTATTTCACTATCATAATTAAAGTAGTTTAAGAAAAGGATGAACTCATCTTTTGATTGTCTTTCCACATAAAATAATTCTGTAGCCCCTTTAGGTTCACGCGCGTCGGTAACATCACCTGAAAATAAAATATTCCCTTCGTTTGTCCTATAATTAGCATCCCAGCCAATCTTTCCAACTGATGGAGAGATTAAAGAAAGGTCTAAATCTATCCTATTATGTTTAACATTTCCCCAATGAATTCCAACAATCATATCCTGTGGAACAGAGATATACGTCCCTGAGGGAAAGTTACCCGTGAATTGTTTTAAGGAGGTAGGTAAAGCATAATGCATAAAATCGGGGATATAAATTTTCTTGCCTTTTAGATTTTTCCCAATGTCTTTAATGGTAGAATCTAAGACAATATCTAAAATATTTTTTGCCATCTCTTTGTTCTTAAAATAGAAGTCTTCAGCGAACGCTTTTCCATTCCGTATTCTGTATAAAATCGAGTCGATGTCTTCTTTCGTCCTGAATTTTAAGGCATAAGCCAATCTTACTTTTCTCCAAACATTAACCCTTTCTAATTCACTTTCTAATTTATCCCTATCGATTTTCTCACCCTTTTTGATTTTTGCTGTTACACAATTTAAAAAGTCTTCTGGCATTGGCCGATGATATTTGATGGCAAGTTTCCTTATCCGATTAATAATTGTTTTTAATTCTCTATTAGTACGAAAACCCAAAAATAGGGGCTTGAATCTCAGAAATATTTCCGCTAATTTTTCTAATCCGTATTTTTTATCATAATCTCTAAAAAGTTTAACAATCTTGATATTCTTCTTTTCCTTTATCTCATCTATTAATTCTTTGTTTTTAATCAATAATGTTTTATCTGTTGCAACATAAACAAGATACCGAAGGAATTCGACAGGTTTTTCGGGAATCAGATTCAGATATTCATATAAAATAACCCTGACTTCCTTATTTTTTACAGTCTCGATTTCTTTTTCATTTATATCTACAAACAAAGCCACATCTACAACATCATTTATCGTGTCTTCTTTTAAGGCAATCCCAGAATTAAGCAGTTTCATCAATTTATCTTTAATTTCATGTTTGGTATATCCTTTTATAACTACCAATTTTATTTCATCTACATTTATTTCAGGGATTTCCAATATTTCTTTAGGAATGTAGACGTAATCTTTATCGTAAATCTTACTTGTATCAAAATCCTTTAAGCTAAATATTTTTTCAGATAGATTTTGTACTTTCCAATTCTCCAAATGTTCCTTTTGAAATAGATATCTTATGGGGTCTTTTTTGCCATAAGTCGTGAGATAATGGGCAACCTGCTCTACAACCAACTGCTCTATGTCTGCTTCCTTTACCTTCTTCCAAGATTTATGAAAAGAGGCGTTGAGCTCTTCTTTAGTTATCCCTTCTATTTCTCCAACTAATTTTATGAATTCATGTAATTGACTTTCCGAATAGTTACTAATAACTGTCGGGGAAAAGATAAACCCCCGTTTAATAGTTTCTTTCAATAATTCTTCAGTGGGTGATTTTTTTTGTTTTGTTTTAATTGGCAAGGCCTTAAATAACCGAATTGTCGCTAACATTTTTACCTCCTTTTTCGGGCGGGCAGTAAATCAAACCTGAATTATAGGAACTGCCTATGCCCTATGTTTTTTAATTAAGGCGAGTGGTAATTTCAATTGTTCAGAATTGTTTATAGGAACCACTTATGCCTTATGATTTTAAAGGCGGGTAGTAATTTACGCCAATGTATTTTTTAGGAACTACCTATGCCTCATAATTTGGGTTAGCCAATTATTCCCACCCGGGGATCAGCTTACCGTGCTCTTCTATTTCCTTGTAGCTTATTATATCATCAAAATCTATTCCTAAATCATCACACAAGAATTTAATCATCTCACCATTTGATTTACTTCTTGAATATTTATCCGGTATTATAAATCTTAATTTCTTGAATAATTTTGGATAATATTTCTTGAATCGTCTAAGTTTAGTTTTATCTTCTGGTCGAAACCATCCCTTACATTCTACCCATAAATCTATTATAGGTAAATAAAAATCTGGTTTATAATATCGATTACCACGTTTAATGGTCTTAAATTCAAATTCTTTCGGTTCATAGATATAGTCGATCTCAGTAAGTTTATAATACCTGCAAATATTAGCCTCCATCTTTGACCTGAAATATTGTTTTAAATCTTCCCGGTAACCGCCCCTCGCTACATTCCTCATTATCTATACCATCCAGCTCTATTCATTTCTTTCTCATCCAGATATTCTAAATTAACATCTCCGGCAAGGAATATAATGAGATTATCCGGAAATATCTTACGCCACTGATCTACAAAATTTTTTTTAATATAATCTCCAATAGGAGATACAGATTCAATTACTATTACATCATCCTTTTTAATCCCTGTTTTTAAGTTTTCCTAATTTTATATCGCTATTTATTTTTAACCATTTAATAAGATTCATTTATTATCACTGCTCCTTTTATAATTATCCCAATCGCAAACCTTATATAATCTCTTATTTACCCACCGGGCAAAGTCTCTTATTTTTTTATTCCCATTTTCATAAATCATTATAAAGGGATCTATGCCTAAATTGATTAATTCTTCAAACCGATACATATCTTCTTTAAAATTAGTATTGTAGTTGCATAAGATATATACCATTATCCTATACGGCTTGACTCTTGCTTTAAATAATATTTTTAATCCTTCTTTTACTTCTTTTTCATAATCCATCAGGTCCCAGGCAAAATGTATTTGCTTTAGATGTTTCACTCTGGCCAGCAATTCAGCATTCTCTTCATTAATCAATCTTATATCCAGCCCCTGGTTAAAATCCATTATCCAGCCCTTATCTATATATTTTTTTAATTTTTTAATATGGCTCGGTAAGGCTAAAAAGTTATTATCCAACAGAACCACTACATTTGATTTAGAATTTAAAAATTCCTCCACTTCTGCGTGTTCCTTTATGTAGCCTTCCTTTTCCCTTACAATACAAAATTTGCAATTTCTTATACAGCCCCGGGTAGTAAAGCCCAGAGAATAATCAAGATTATAAAGAGAATAATCTGGCTTAATATGTTCCATATCATAAGGTAAAACAGTTTTTAGATTAAAACCCGATCCGCCGATAATAGCATTTTCAGGAATATATTCTTCTTTAATATTTCCCTTTGAAAATATCTTTGAAACATAAACCTTATCATAAGTTTTTTTCATTAATGGCAAATATATTTCCGTATGATCCCCAAAATTCTTATGCCATGCTGATAATTTCATCAAAGCTAAATTATGATATTTGCTATCAATATCAAAAATGCCAATTTTCAAATACTTTTTCTCCCAAATTTTCTTATTTTATTTTTACAATATTTTGGGCAGCAACATTCTGTCATTCGCAAACAGTAAAACTACTTCTCTTTTTTTCCTTAAAAATATTTTAAGGTTTTTTCGAGCATTGCATTTGACCCCTTGCAGACCCAAAACCTACATCTCTTTTTTACCTTCATTTTTACCGTTAGTTATTTTATTTTTGGCGTAGTTTTAGAGAAGTACAATTAAAACCTTTTTTAGTGTCTTGTAACTCTTTATTTATAAGCGTTTCAGCACCCGCAGAAATTCCCTTATTTTATTTTTCGTGCTTTTTCTATCGTCTTTCTAATGCTCCTGCAAGAGGTTAAAAAACGTCTTTCGTTTTCAGAATTTTTAAATTTAGTTTCCGGGAAAAAAAAGAGATCTAGAATTCGGTTTTGCAGGTGGCTATTTCTATCTCTCGAAAAATCCCTATTTTTATTTTTAGCATTTTTAGAGCACTACATTTCGGTTCTGCAAGACTCATTTCTAATGCTCAGATTTTCCTTAAAATATTTTTAAGAGATTTTGGAGCATTAGATCTTGTTTTTGCAAGACTCGATTCTAATGCTCATTTTTTTGTGATTTTCCGAATTTCGTTTTTTTTTTTTTTAAGGTGTAGATTAGAGTTTTGCAGAGGTCATTTTTAATGCTGTTTTTTTCCTTAAAAATAAAATAAGATATTTTTGAGCACTGCGTTTGACCCCTTACAAACCCAAATTGTACTTCTCTTTTTTTATACTTTTTTAGCGTTTCGTTTCAATATTTTTAGTCTTTTTTCTAGAGGTACAATTAATTTTGTTTTTTGCACTCCGAAAGCCTTACATAATAAGCATTACAGAACTTCATTTTTAGGCATATCTTTATTTTTCATCAATTTTTAATAACATTCTAATGCTCTTGCAGGAGCATTATATTGTTATTTAATTTTCATCAATTTTATTTTTTCCTTTTCTTTCGAATGCCATCACAAATATGTGCATCATAATTGCTCCTTATTAATATATTCTTCAATTGCCTCGTCTGAGTAGCCAAAAGCTTTACCTATAATCCAATGATCATATATCGTCTTCGGCTTTTCCGGTAAATTTTTTATTACCTCCGACATAAATGTTTTTCTATAAATCCAAAATTCCCTCCAGCCATCTGAAAGATATTTGTTAATATAATATAAATCTTTATATCCCTCTACAATTTCCATTGCTTCATTGACATATCTATTTTGCACTGGCAGCATTGCAGAAGGTTTTCCTCTTTGTACCAGATAACAATATTCACCTATTTGAGTTTTTAAATTGTCATTTATCATATCTTCCCCAGCATTTTTAATATCACCAAAATTATCATAAACACTACTGCACCAAACAAAGTCCACCAACACCAATCGTTAGTTCTCTCTGCTTTTTTAACCGGATTGCTGAATCCTTTAATTTTTTCTTCGCCTATCTTTAATTTCATTTAATCACCTTCCTCTTTAGTTTTAATTATTCATTCTCTATAACTATCTTAACCGCTTTATTTAATTTCTCTAATAGCCTAAGACAATCATTACAAACTATCACAAATCCGGTAATATATCCTTTGTCATTTCGATGTGCTACTAAATTTATATTTCGTTCTTTTCTGCAATTAACACATTGCAAATTATAATCCGTCATCCTATTTTTATTCCCTAACCTATGTAATTTTTCACTACCGTTCAGTCCTTCAATACCCATTTGATTACTCTCCTCCCCTTAATCTGGATGGCTAAATTCACCAGGTAAATGGCCAGACCCACCGGGGAGCTCTTTTTTCTCCCCTTGCATCTTTGCTCTACTTTTGACGATGAGCTGTCCTTCATCGATCCATGCACTCTTGATAATCTTGCCATCCTTTAATCCTTTAGGTTGAATTTCATATTGAATACAACCGTTCATATAAATAATCTTAGCAACAACCATACCTTCAAGTCCTGTAACCGTATCTTTTACTTTATCGCCTATTTTAATCATCGTTTTACCTCCTTTCTTATTTTATTTATATTCCTCAATATCCCTCCTAACAGATTGATAGATCTGATTTAGCTCATGTCTAAAATAAGAGATCTCTTCCTTTTCATCCATACTTTCTTGATTTAATTCCTCTAACCTATTCTTCAAATTAAGGTATTTGGCAAATAGATTCATGAACTTCCTCATAAAAAGCCCGGCTACCTCTTCATTACTACGCCTTCTGATATCTATTATGTTCCTATGCCTTCCCTCAATCTCTTTCATGTAAAGCTTTAATTTTCCTGCAGTATTACCCACTTTTTTATCTTCGTAATATACTATTTCATCACCGAACATCTCTTCAATTTCCTTCCAAGCCTTTTCGTAATCACATTTCAAGGACGTCATATTTCTTAATTAACTCCTCCCTATATTTATCAAATTCCTCCTGGCTCATTCTCCAGTTATTCATAATCTTTCTAAGTTGAGTCTCTGATAGTGGCCAAGCCAAAACGTCCCCTCTGCATAAATAAACATATTGGGTCCCCATACTTATAAATCCCTTATGAAGTTTTAGCTTCGGATAGGTGAGGGTCTTATCAGTAGTAAAAATTTGTCCAGGTTCAACTTCATTTACCTTCAATTAAAAAACCTCCTGATCGCTATTTTTTAAAATATTTTTTCACATATCTTGTCAATTCTTTCTACAACCGATATTAAAATAGAACCTATACGGGTTCCTCTCATGGCTACCACAAGTTCACGATAAGCCTTCCTCAACTGCCATCTCTGGAATGAAAAAGTATTCCTCATCACTATAATTTGCTCCTCACAAAGTGATACTGCCCTAATATCTACTTCTTCGTTTAGCCATTGTAAAATGTCTTTATATTCTTCGTCACTTACCGGTCTATGTTTTCTCATCTATTACTTCCTCCTAAGTTTCTATCGTGGGATCATATTCATCCTTTTCTAATCCAAAGGTCCAGGCTTTTGCCTCTTGCACACTACACATATCAGGAGGCACCTTGAGAAAATATCGTTTGCCAGTTGAAGAATCTTTAACCTGTAAAAATGCTATGCCATCTGTTAAGATTATGATTTTATCCTCTCTGTCATTAAAATACCCTCTTGGAATACTACCATAAAAATCAGGAGGATACTGAAAGGTGGCATCTCCAAGAATGATATATTGAATTTTATTCATCTCAAATCCTTCTCTTATATAGTTCCCATAGCCAAATTTCCTTAATGCCTGCTCCCTTAATTCTAGATTTTCTGTTCCTTCTATATCCCCAAATGTTATAGGATAATCCATCTCCAGTTTTATTTTCGTCTCTATATCCTGGAGATACCGTTCCAGATAAGTTTTAAATCCACGAGAAATAATACTATCTCTTCCCAAACTCAAACTCTCCCCAAGAATTAATCTTATATCCAGAAAGTTACTAAATAAGCTCATATCCTCGGAGAGGATTTCAGCTAAGTTCCTCTTGTTTAGAATTCCTAGAGTTATATCCCAGGGAAAAAATATTATGGTATGAATTCTACTTGCCACATTTATCGGAGGTATCCCTATATGATAACTACATAATCTTTCCTCTCCCACCTCAAAATATAATTCAATAACATAAGGATTAAAATGTGATGATCTTAAATCCGATTCACTTACTCTCCCCTCCAGTATGTAGTAGACCCCATATTCGGTATGCCTTACATTCTCCCCAGTTTTCCATGAATTTAATCTAGTCCTCAACGAATTTGATATAATCTGTATCATACTCTCTTTGTCTCCTAATTTCATAAGTTCCAACAGGCAAAGTTATGGCATTATGCTCTTCATGGATTAATTCTGTTGGCTCTTTAACCATTGCGTAGCCTATTACCTGTGATTTTGGTTCTGCCGTAACGGGGTTCACCACGAGCATCTGCCCATCCCAAACTCCAATCGGATTATTAGCAATCCTTTCGGCTACTTCCAATATCTTAGCATTTCCCTTTAATCTGTGAGCATGCCCGGTAACTTCTCCTCTTAGAATTATTTTATCCTCTTCAGCCTTAAATTTTATGTTTTCAGGTAATTTATCAATTTTAATTAACAAAATATCTCCGTGTCTATAGTGTTTATCCATGATAAGAAATCTCCTTTTCTTTTTTTTTAAATATCTTCCCCAAATTTTAAACAATGATTTCATCCACCAAACCATATTCCTTGCATTGGCCAGCGTCAAACCAAAGGTCATGCTTCAATATTCCGTCAAGTTTGCTCATGGGAATCTGCGTATATTCTTTATAGACTTGCTTTATCATCACCATAATCTTATCCAGATTCTGGATCTCATCCTTAAACTCCTCATACTTGCCCCACATAAAGGAACTCAGTTGATGGATGAGCATATAAGCATGACGATTGATAAATCTCCTTTTTCCACAAACGCTCAAGAAGGTTGCTGCACTAGCACAACACCCATCAATCATTGTATGGACAGGAACAACGCTCTTAATTATTTCATCCATTCCCGCCATCCCTGCAAAGATACTGCCACCGTAACTTTGGATATGAAGATAGATATTAGCAGGCTCCCGATTTTGAATTGTGGCCTCGCGTTGCAAATTAATTCCCATGCTCAATATATTTCTATTAAGTTGTAATATTTTTTCTGTTTCAATACGAGAATAGAAATAAATCCTATTTTCTACCACTTCGACAAAAGACGGACGGGCTTTCTCTTCCTGCTGAGACTTCGAGTCCTCTTTGGGTGGTATTTCTTCTTTCTTCCCCCAATAAAAATCGCTCATTTTTAAAATTCTCCTTTCTTAATCTCGAACAAATGAAATACTAATGCCCCATTTTCTATTTGAAAAGTTCCTATATAATTAATTATTCTGAGGTAATCTTCACCCAAAGGATGACCGGTCCCACTTAGCCTAAAATACCTAGTTTCCTTTTCTGTTTCTGAATCTACCATTGCCCATAAATAAGGAGCGCCTCTTTGAGTTTGGACCGTCAGTATTTTAGCATCCTTAGGCAATTCTAAAGTGAAATGGTCTTCTACAGGGATCGGATATTTATAGATGGTTAACATATTTATTCCTCCTTTTCTTAGAAATAAGCATATTCTAATTAGCTTAAAAGCACTTCATCTGTAGCATTATCTCTCTATTCTTTTTTTTCCTATATCATTCTGTTTAGAGCAGATTAAAAATAACGTCATCTCAACAGCTCAGTTCGTCATTGTCAGCCTCTCATTGTCAGCCTCTCTCCACCATTTTCATTTCCTTATCCCTTCCCTATATTATTCCGTTACAGTAGCTCAGACTGGATTATGAGGAGGCACAAGACCAGCAGTAAATATTTTATTACATGCAATATCTAACATTCCTTATAACCCGGCCCCTCAGTTAGAAAGTCAAAAAGCAACAAGTTATTAATGATATGCTAATTCACATTTACATCCTAACATTTTCAACTTTCCATTTTTTTATCGGAGATGAGCAATCATACTCTAGCCTAAGGGCACATTGCTTTTAGCATCATCTCTCCACCATCTTTATCTCTTCGAATAATTCATTCAAGAATCGTGTTTCTATAAACTTTTTGCTGTAATTATTTATCTTGCCTTTACTCCAATCCGGGTGTTTATTGCCATAAAAAATCTTCATATCATCATATAGCTTTCGCCAGATCGGAGTATTCTGTCGTATAACCTGTTCGGCAAAATGAAATAATGCCCTCTTCAATTGGTGGTTAAATCTCTGATTCCCCTTCTTGGCTACCATTCCGGCATAATGTCTCAGGGCATACTTATCGCTAAACCGGGAAGCCCTTTTAATACCGGTTATCAGGCCACCGGCTACTGCAGGTCCGACTCCCTTTATCCCCTTTAGATAATCCTTCCAGACAGGATGTTTCCTTACTTCTGCTTGTAATAGTTTAGTTTGAAGTTCGAAATCTTCTTCTAGGGCCTGGATAACTGCCTCCTTTTTCTCCACCGCCTCTTTCTCGTATCCGTTCAGATTCACCAATTCTAATCTATTCTTTAGAGCGAACAGCCTTAATTTAGTCGCCACCATAATCTTTTCAGTATCAGCACGCTCTTTGAATATTATGCTGATCCGGGCAGTCATTTCGTCTAGCTCTTTGAATTCATAAAAATCTTCAGGGTGCTCCTTAATTAAATGTTTTACGGCAAAAGCGTCGTTCTTGTCTGTTTTTGGTAGCTTCAGGTTCTCCCGGCACTCCTTAGTTCTGATTCCCGGCAGTGTAAATACCTGATGGCCCCTTCTCCTAGCTAAGAGTTTAAAGGAGTCTCCGCCACCTTCCTCGAAATAGAAGGAATTTTCCTTTTCAATCTTATCCAGAAATTTGGAGAATTCTCCGACGCTCGGGGCCATGGTTTTGGATTTCTCATTCGCGAGATCAAAGACCTTTAATTCCTTTTTAATGGACCATTTAACAAAATACATTTTAAATCACCTTTCTTTCTTTAGCGAGGCAGAAGCAATCTATAAATAGCTTTTTCGTATTCTTACGCTAGCATTCTGTCTGCAGTATTTTATTCGGAAGCAATTCTTGATCAGCACATTAAACATTATCGCTTTAACTTTCCGTTTTGTCAGTCAGAGACATATTTCTATTAGTAATCCCTTCGAATATAATGCTATAATAGTTCTCCTTCCCTTTTTTTCTAATATCTAAGATAGACAAAAGGCAATTTTGGCCTAAACGAATAAGTCATTATAATTTTAGCTCTTTGCCTGTCCCAGCTTTTATTAAGGCAGAAGCAAACATTCTTTAGTCTATCGATATCGAATTAGTAGCATTCTGCCCACAGTATCTTCTTCTCGGAAGTAACCTCGCTAATAGCATGTTAAGCATCTTCCTTTTAGCTTTCCGAGGAGATTTAGGCAGAGACATAAGGCTTTTATCTATCTTCGGAATAAAATGTTTTTCAGTACTCCGCCTCCCCATCCTTAGAGACGGACAGAGGCATTCGCCAACTAAATAAATCAATACCATCCTAGCTCTCTGCCCATCTCTTTGATCTTTCTGTCATCTAATAATAGAAGCATATATTTAGTAGCAATTCTCCAGTCTACAGTTCCCTATTAGCGTTCTATCTCTCAATTTTCTTTTTTTTGGGAGGCAAAAGCAGATATATTACAAGCTTTTTTATATCACCATTCCTTTAGCATTCTGCCTCACGATCCTCTACCGGAAGCATCTTTATTGTAGCAATTTAAGCAATTTTATTATAGCTTTCCGGTCCACTAGGACAGAGACATGCCTCTTCTATTAGCTCTTTAGACATAACATACCAATAGTACTCCGCCCCATTCTCATTTCTATCTTCTTTTTAATATTAAATATGTTACTATTGCCACCACTACTACAATTCCTATGAACCAATACCACATCTTTGTTCACCTCTCTTATTTCTCCGTCTTTAGCCGGCTTTTTAATAACTGCATTCTCTCTGATACTCTATTCATTTGTTCTCTAATTTCGCAGAGTCTTTTATATTCATTTTCAATCCATCCTTCGGAAGCCTTCTTGGCAAGATCCTTTTCCTCTTGCACTTCCATCGGGGAACCAACTAGCTCGCTATTTACTTCAGATATAATTATATTCAGTTCTTTAGCCCGATCTAATACGGAAAAAACGACTTTTGATATATCCCCAGTAGTCGCTGGTTTCTTACTTTCTCCACTGCTTAATTCTCCTGTCATCTCTTCTTTCCTCCTTTCTTAATTAATTTTAGGAAACATTTTTATCTTTTCCGGATAGATTTCTTTCAGACTATCTTTCAAGTAGACCGAGATATTATTCCATTTACAATAATTTACTATATTCTCTACCCAATCTCTTTTTGGTATGACCTTCCCCTTCCTCTTCCCGGTCTCTGCTCCCAGGATCACCCAATCAATATTTGCATTTAAAAAAGGTCCGGGGTTAATATATTCGAGTATAGGTTCGATTGACACAAAGGTTATATTGCAGCTCGTAATAAATAGATAAGGGATCCCTCTCTCAAAATCTTTTTCTCTTGTTATGGTTACTCCCAGCCAGCAGTTTCTCGGGAAAATATATCTATCATAAACCTCCGGATATCTTGTCAGAAATTGGAAGATATGTTGGGGATATTGTTTTACTTTTTCCAACACTTTTTCTAACCACTCATCTTTCCAATGAGCTATTTCGCTCATTGATCCCACGAATATCTTTTGGGTCTTTTGGGGAAATTTTTTAGCATATTGAGAATATAAAAATGTAGGTTTAAAATTCTTTAAACCCGATAAGTAACCTCCTGTCCAAACCCAATTAGGATGTGCCATATAATAAAAATTAAACTCATCACTATATCTCTGTTTCCAAAACCTCTTTGCTATTGCCCTGGCGTAACAATAGCTACAGTTGTTCCTGCAGCCCCAGCACGGATTCCACGTCATCGAACACCACCCGATTTTATTTTTCATTTTCTTCCACCGCAGCCTTTCTAAAATTTACGTCAGCTTCATCTTCCCAGGAATATTTCTTATCCTTCACCACTAATTTCTCAATATTTTTTTTAAGTCTCTTCGAAAAATCATTGAATTCACTGTTTCTTTTTATCTGCTCATAATAAGTCTTTATGGTAGGAAACATCATCTTGCCTCCTCATAATTTTTTATATGCTTCAAATGTAATAAAATCGGCCTCTCCAATAACTATTCTCTGGCCACACCTTAAACATATTCTTGTCTGCCCCTTCCTTCCAGCTTTTGCGCGGATAACATGAATCGGTCTTGGTAGTTCTTTATTGATATCGAATGGGCAGCCACTTTTATAATTTGTCACACAACGCATTACCGTTATCCATTTACCATTGCCTGCTCGGTACCCGCAATCGTGGGGATTCCAACAGACCCGGCAAGGGCACATTTTATCTGCTGCCCCAGTCAATCGCCCTTTATATTCTCTTTTATCTAAAAGCCGGTTTCTAATTTTCATTCTTAGCCTGCATTCTAACCTCTTTTTAATATTGGATCTCGCATCTCTGGTTTTAATTTTTGCTTACTATCAATTATTCTTTTTTTTCGTCTTTCATTCAGCATTCTACTTCTTTTAAATTGGTCTATTAAGACAAATAACATAAAAAGTAGAAGTAAACCAATAATAATATTCCTAATTATTATCATTTTATTTAACCTCCAATAAAAATACTTTTTTTTAAATTTCATTTCTTCTTTTTAATCTCTTCCTATAACTTTTTTGAAATCTATCACGCTTAATTCATGACCTTTGAATATCGCTGATTCGCCATTCCCCCCGACATAATAAATATTATTAGCGTCTAGATCACTTAGCATTTCTGTATATACAGCATCAATACAGTCTAAATCTGTTATGATTTTAATTTCATCCCCATAAATTGTAATCAGATTAAATTCTTCTCTTTTATTTGTCATCTTCTCGACCTCCCTTTTAACCTTCTTTTCTTATCATGCCCGCAGTTCATTTTCTCTATTCGCTTCCATTCTCCTAACTTCTTCCTTCTGGCCCTCTTAATTTCCCTTCTCTTTGCCTTGTCGATCTCAGAATCGAGCATATCGAAGGTCTGATTAATATAGTCCTTACCCATGCTACTATCTATCCTTTCAGCCTCTTTCTTGAGATATTTTCTAATCGCTTTCTGCATACTGCCTTCCTTTCTAATTTAGTTTTCTGCCTCTTATTTGCTCAATACATTAGTCAAGGATATCCTCTTAACAGTAGCAATCCTCTGTTCTCTTTAAAATCACTGTACCTTTCTTCCAGCCTCTCCAGCCTGTCCTGTATTGCTCCAATCAGCTCTACGTTGGTCCCATCCCGGCTAATTAAAATCTTAATTAGAAGTTCATTCTTTTCTATCTTAAAGCTCAAATACGAGACCCATAATCCTACTAAAACCATTATGACTATAAGCACAATTAATAGATTCTCGAACTTTCTCATCTCTCCACCTCTTTAATCCGTTTTTCCAACTGTCTTCTCATGCTATTATCTGGGGATAAATTCTTAATTAGCTTCTTCCATTTCCTGATCTTATTCTCTTCCCTCCGATTCGCTTCCTTATATTTTTGGCATTTTTCCTTATTCCGGCCGTGCTTCTTTGCTCCTCCAGATGTTTTTCTCATCGCTACATCCCTCTCCTCTCCCTTAAAAAGTTCCTTTTTATTGGATCTTATAATTTCATTATCTTGCATAACAACTTTACTGCCCGCCCATATCTGCCCGGATTCTGTTTCGAATCCCAACCATATTTATGGGATAATTTTTTCTTGTTCTGCTCATAGGTCTCCCATTTATTATCTCTATGCATCTTATTCTTTTGATTTGCGAACGGTTTAATACTCATGTGCTGTATATTCCCTTTCTTTTATCCGGCAATATTCTGGATAAAAATCTAAGGCAAATTTTCCAATCGTCCCATCTCTATTCTTCGCAATCAGAATTTCCATCTTTTCTGGTAATTCGCCACCTGTCCTCATCTCAATCTTTTCTTTGAGTCGCTCTTCCCAGTAAACAAAAAGGACGATGGGAGAGCATTCCTCAATTCTTCCACTATCCCTAAGGTCAGAGAGTCTAGGTTTTCTAATTATGTTCTTATTGCCTCGTGATAGTTGACTCACCACAAAAGTGGATATTTCTCGTCCCAGGGTTATGCCCTGCAAGTCTTTTATGTTCCCAGTCACTTTCTGATAATCGGTTAGTGCCTTCTTCCTATCTAGGTTCTGGAGGTAATCCATGAATACTATTTCAGGATTATATTTTTGAATATATCTTCTTATGTCCTCTATATCAAATACCTTCTTGATATTCAAATTCCAATGATCCCCTACTATGGTAGCGATGCTATCCAGGGCCTCTCTCTCTCCTTTATCGAATATTCCCTTCCTAAAATCCATGATATTCTTGGGCATCAAGTTGGATAACAATCTTCGAGAAATTTCTAGTGCAGTCATCTCTGAAGATAAATAAAGAATCTTTTTTTCTTCCACCACATCTATAAAATCTATAGCCAGTTGTATAGCAAATGAGGTTTTCCCCTGGCTGGTAAATCCTCCAATAGTTATTATTTCTCCTTTGTCTATCCCCCCGAGGTATCTATTAAGATGTCCCATCTTAAACCGGTGGGCTACTCCTTCTGCCGATATTTTTAAGGTATTCTTCAATAGTGTTTTTAAGTTTTCTTCCTTTATCTCGATTATCGGTATCAGGGATATTTTTTCAAGTGCCTTCTGGGTGTCTATCTTCTCTAACTTTAGTTCCTCTAAAATAAATAATATTTTTCGTTGATTAGATTTTTTCTTAATAATCTGGTTATAGAATTCTATATTCTCGGGAGTAGGTACACTATTAACCAGCTGGGTCAGATAGGTTATTCCTCCTATATCTATTAGTTTGTTTTTGTTCTGCAATTCTTCTGATAAAGTCACCAGATCCACAGCTATATTTTTATTGAATAGCTCGAGGATTACCTGGTATATTCTACTATGAGAAGTCTTATAGTAATCATTAGGCTCCAGAATTTCCACACTAGCATAGACGGCCCTCGGGGATAGTAACATCGAGCCTAAAGAGGCTTGTTCCGCCGAAATATTCCGTTCTGATTCTATCGGTAACATAATTTTCTCCTTATTCCAGATCGGGTAAATCAGAAGCTTGACCTTCCTCTTCAAGACACTCAAAAACATCGGCTGGTCTGGGAAAGTATCTGCACTTTTTAAGGCATTCTTTGGTAATAAATTCGGTTTTATCGTCAGATATCTCTTTAAATATTTCAAAATATATTTTTAAGACATCGGGGTTCAGATTCTTTTCGTACACCTTACCGAATATCTTCATCATCTCGTTAAAATTTTTCTTATCCATCTTCTTCCTCCATCTTTCTTAAAGATTCCTCCATTCCATCACCCTTATTTTTTCTCAAATTAAGCTTAGCCTTTTCTAGGTCTGCAAACTTATCGGTCCTCCCATTTTCGAAGCGGGTGAGAAATTCTTGAAAAGTCCAGGTATAAGTACATAAGTCATATTCTTCTCCCTTTAGTAAAATTGCATAATTAGATATTCGTTGCTTAACTTCTTTAATAGTGGTATATTTCAACATCCTTTTTATCCGGTCCTGGATATTTTTTTCGGTCTTGGGAGATAAACTGGTATGAATCACAATATCCCTACTATTCCAGAAATTTAGCAATCCGGAGTATATATGTATTATCTTCTTGTTAAGAACATTCTTGTTAGTGTCCTTTTCAATTCGTTTGCGTTTTAGGGTAGGTGTCCCTGAAGTCGTCTCTTCTTTTTCTTTAAATTGATATGGCCCCCAATTTATAATAGTTACAAGCACCCCATAAGGTGTCCCTGAAGGTGTCCCAATTTTGATGCGATGGTGTCCTTTTTTCTTCATTTGCGACGCGTCATTTTCCTTTATTTTACCGTTGTTTCCGGCTAGTCCGTTTAAAAAATTGCTCACTTTATGTCTAGACCAGCCCCAATCTGTAGCCAGAGACTTCTTAAAAACAAAGATTTGCCCAGATTTTATCTTTATTTTCATGTTTTTTATTTGCCCAGATTTTATCTTTATTTTTGCAGCCTTAAAATCGAAAGTATAGTCATCGTGGCTGGCTCTGAGTAATAAGTCCACCCAAGCCTGCCCCTTAGAAAATGGCTTGCTCTTCCAGATATTACTATTTTGTAGCTTCCTCCAAAGCTTAATCCAGCCTTTTTTTTGCATCAGATAAATACCCCTTTTTTTTAGATGGCTGATATAAAAAAATTAAGGCAAACACCCAACCGTGGAGGTGCTACCTGCTAATAGCAGGCTTATGAATCCACAATTTTATAAGAATGTTTGCCCTAATTAAGTCTTTATTTTTTGGTTCTTGCTTCATAATTAACACCTTCCAGGGGCAATGATATAACACTTTTCCACACTAATTCACTGATTTTTATCATTTTCTAAATCTATTTTTTAGCTCTTCTAACTTCCTATTTTCTGATATCAGCCTTCTAATTTCCCATCCTTTACTGTACCAGACCCGGCCTATCTTCCTGCCTTTCAATGTCCCCTTCCTCAATAGTAAGGTTATTTTATCCACCTTAAAACCAGTTATCTCCGCTATTTCAGTCACGGTAAATGACCTAAAATTATCAAAAAATTCCATTAATCTCTCCCCTTATTTAATTTTAAAATTCTCTTAATATACCGACTGGATTAACTCCCCATTCCCCGTCCTTGCCAGGCTTATAAGGCTCAATTTCACAGATTACCCGGGCCCTAATCTTCGTTTCTCTTAGTTTTGAATCACCAAATACATATCTTATGCTGAGAAGTACATCCACACAAGATTCACTTATTTGATTTATTTTTAATATTTTAAAAGTAAGTAAATCCTTTAAATAAAACCAGTTCTTTAGCAGTTCACTATTGTTATTTTCTTTACTTCTCCAGGTCTTCTGGGTATATTTAAGCATCTCTGACCAGTTGTTAGCTTTCCAGGCGTTCATAAAATTGGTTAATATATCTATTGCATCCATAAATTTACCTCTTTTTTTAATTCAGGTCTCCCGCCGGGACTCTGCCTAGTTAATCATATTATGTATCTTAGTTATCTAATTCTCTTTACGATCTAAATGTCCAAAAAATCAAGGCAAACAAATAAAAACCGTGGAGGTGCTACCCGCTAAATTAGCAGGCTTTTGGACCCACAATCTATTATTTTATCTGCCTTGATTAAATTTTTATCTTTCTGACGCCCAGCTTACTGATCTGCCAGACTCTACTATGCCAAATACGGCCTAAATTTATCTCCTTTTAGTCTAAATTCAAAACTCTCTTAGAATACTTAATTGTTTTGTATCCTAATTTTTTCATAAACTCAATATCTTTATCATCAACCCCTATATAGCCTTTTTTAATATTGTGCCCACAACAACAACCATTTGTACTAATTTTTAATGACCACAAATGTTTGATTTCTTCAGCTATACATTTGTCTATCCCCATCAACTCACCATTAGGCATTTTTAATGTAATTTGATTATCATAACTATCCATTTTTACATTAATACAATCACACATTTTTACTATTCATTTCCTCTTTTTTCCTTAGGTAAACCTAGGTAACATTTTTCACAGATTATTTTATTCTTTCCCTTTTTAGTAATGCAGGCTATCGGTTTATCTCCATCTTTGAATTTGCCACCACATATAAAACATTTTTTTTTGCCCCAAATAAACCTTGTTAATTCGGTTTTCATTGAACATTTTACTTTAACAAAATGCGTAACCTCAACCTTAGAACTTACCAGTTTTTTTTTATATTCTTTGCCTATTATTTCCATTTATTCATCCTCCACCTCAACATCCATTTTTCTTGGCTTGAATGCATTCGGGTTAAATGGAATAACGTGTTCAAAAGTACCATCTAAATAATGAAGAATTACAGTGCCATAAACACCGCTTGGAGGACCAATGAACTCTGCCGTTTGTACGTATTTGAATTTCCTGTCTTGTTTTGCCAACTTACAATATTTCCCTTCCCACCATCTTTTATATCTTTCCCGTACTGTTTCATCTCTTCTCATTCTTTTAATCCCCCCTAATACATAAACTTTGATTCTTTTAATTCCCCATTCTTTGGCCTGTTCATAATTTTCTTTATAGACATCAAGATTCCAGATATCGAAATGAAAATCTTTCTCAGTAAATGGCCCCGTGTCTTCTACACTAAAATATCCCATTCCTTCAATATATATCTTTTGACCAAGTTTGAGAGGACTTTTAACTACCCATTTACCATCAATCAGATCCACATTAATAGCTACAATACCTTCCCTTATAGGGGTCCCAGTTGCAGTTTTGCCATCCCGCCATTTATCAGCAATACAATTTTGGTGATTACTATAAGCCGTCGAAGTCATAATAAAGTATTTTGACTCTTCGGCTTCTATCGGGATTGGCAGGGTATAAATAGCATAGGTTATTGATAGTAGCATGCCTATAAGCACTATATAAATCAATCTATTCATTGCTACCACCGCAGTTTGCATCCCCGTCCAAAATTATCGAGGATCCTTATTATAAAATCAGACATTACCTTAAATATCTGGATTGTTTTAATCATATTTCATCAGCCCTTTTATTTTTTTCTCCTTAGTAATTTTTAATAATTATTCTAATCCTTAGTGATTTTGTAGCGGGACCCTATTTCTGGAAGTTTAGTTACTTCAATCCTTACCGGGAAGGCCTCTTTTATTGATTCCAGGTGGGTAATGACTAATATCTTATCGAAATCATCACTTATGGACTGGATAGCCTGTACTATATTATCCAGGCCCTCTTCATCCTGAGTTCCAAACCCCTCATCTATGACCAAGCTCCTCAGTCTAGTCCCAGCCCTTCTAGCCAGTAATTTAGATAGAGCAATCCTTATAGAAAAATCTATCCGAAAAGCCTCTCCCCCACTATACATCTCATAGTCCCGGACGCCCATCTCATCACTTATCTTTATATCTAAAGTCTCTTTTATCCTCCCGCTCTTTAGGTCTCGAAGAGATTCAATGGTTATCTGAGTTCCATTATTGGTTAATTTAGCCAAGAGGTTATTAGCTTCTTCTTCAATTTCAGGTAAAGCATTTTCGATGATCAGGGCCTGAATTCCATTCTTCCCGAAGGCCACCACCAATTTTTCATAGATGTTTTTCTCCTGCCGACTTTTTTCTAATTCTTCTTCTATATCTTTCTTCTCTTTTTCTAATTTTAGGCACTGCTCAAATTTGCCCTGATACCCGCCTCTTTCTTCTAGGATCCCTTCCCTGGAGATGAGGTCAGATTTCAATAATTGTTCTTCTTGGGCTAGCCTTTCTTTCAGTGAAGGTAATTCCTTTAATTCTATTTTTATTTCCTCTATCTTTTTTTCCAGATCTTTAAAATCCAAGTCTTTCTGTTGGTAATTTTCCAGCCATTCAGCAAGTGCTGTCCTTAAAGAATCAATCTTCTTTTCCGCCTCTTCTAGTCTCGCTCTCTCCACCGGAGCATTATGCAGCTCTTCAATCTTACGATTAAGCTGACGATACCTTTCTTCATCATAACCGATATTTTTAATCTGTTCCTCAAGCCCTTTTAATTCTTTCTGTTCCTCCAGGGCATAATTCTTCTCTGCTATTATTTTTTCAATTTTTTTAATCTCCTCCTGCAAACCGATTATCACCTTTGTTGCTTGCTCAGATTCCTTAAGTCCAAACTGCGCCTTGCTTAATTGCTGTTGCCAAGCATCTTTATCTTTTATGCCCTCTCTAATCTCTTTCCATCTATTTACCAATTTTTCTCTTTGAATATCTGATTCTTCTTCCTCTCTCTTTAATTTCTCTATCCCAGTAAGGTTTAACTTTATTTCTCCGTCTAGATTGGCTTCAATCTTCTTCTTTCTATCGGCATTTAACTTAGCCTCACACAAAGGACATTCTCCTTCCGGATTCTCTCTTAATAGACGTATTTTTTCTTCATTATCCCCAATGTCCTTTTCTAGTCCTGCTATCTGATTTTTAAGACTACTTAACCTCACCTTAAGTTTATTACCTTTCTCCTGAATCTCTTCGCTCTCCTTTTCGAGAGATTTTATATCTTTAATCTTTTTTTCTAATTTTGAAAGCTCGGTTTTCCATTCCTCTATCTGGAAAGCCTTAATCTGTAAATCTTTATGCCTATCTTCTTTATTCCTAATCTCTATTACCAGATCAGCCCTCTCACCTTCTATCTTTCTCTCGATAAGAATCTTCTCCTCTTCCACTTTTCTGATCTTCTGTAGCTTTAAAACAAGCTCATTATTTTCGCTATTGAATCTCTGGTAATCCTTAAATCCAAGCAGGATAGTCTCTTTCTGGGAGATTATCCCTTCACAAGATATTATCTCTTCCTTCTTTGATTCAATCTCCTTCTGCCCTCGCGTAATCTCCTGTCCTAGCCGTTCTATCCTTCTTATCGATTCATCAAATTGTTCACCTTTATGTTTTAAGAAGTTTACTCTATCTTTTAATTTATTTATCTGTTCTTCTTTTTCTTCTATTTTTTGTGAGACCCGGGAATGATCCTCGGATAATTCCTTTATCCTCTCTTTATAAAAATCGACCTGGGCCAATTCCTGAGCGATATATTCTAACCTGCTATCTTTGGTCATAATAATATTGTTTACTTCTTTAAGGTGGGATTTAGCCAGATCGACCAGTTCATCATAGCGAGAAAGCCCTAAAATCTCGGATAAAACTTCTTTCCTTTCCCGAGCACCTTTTCGGCTAAACTCGTCTATCCGTCCTTGGAGAATAAAGGCGGAATTAATGAAGGTCTGATAGTCTATCCCTAAAGTTTTAATAATCCTCTCCTGAGTTTTGCGAACGGTGGGGCAAGTAAGAGAGACGTATTTATTATCTTCTTGGTCATAAACTTGAAATTCCAAGCTAGAGCGAGAGCTCTTCGGGGCTAGGAAAAAACCTCTAATAACACGATATCTATCACCCTCTAAATCAAATACAAATTCTGTTTGCATGTCCCTCTGGCCCATCCGAATAAGACTGTTATCGGCCTTCTTCTCCTGGCTGGCCTTTCTTCCTTCTCCCCATACCGTCCAGGTTAAGGCGTCCAGTAGGGCGGATTTGCCCTGTCCGTTATTTCCGGCTAGACAGGCTACATGGAACTGGGTAAAATCAAGAGGGGGCACATCTTCACCGTAACTTAAAAAATTTTTCAGAGTTAATTTTACTGGTATCATTCTTTTATCCTCCTTCCGTATCTTCTAATTCTCGCTCAAGTTTCTGGGCGTAAGTTTTTAATTCGCCAGACAAAGGAACTAAATCAGGATTATTCTGGATATATTTATCCATGGCTTCTAGCATCCCTAAGTTCTCCGAAATTTCTACCCTTTGAACTCGCTCAAGAGGTCTAGTCTTTTCGGCAATGGTGGTTATCAAGAAAGCCTCTTCTAAAGCAGTATTTATTCTATTAAAATCCAGTAAGTTCTTTTTCTCTCCTGGCAGGGTATAAAATATTCTTGCTACTGCTTCAGCTAAGTCACACTTTTCGATCTCCTTAATTAAAGTATCGGTAGGGTCTTGCCCTTGGGGAATAGTAACGTCTATAGTAACGAACTTTCTGGCGGGGACCGGAATAAATTCATAAGAAGTCTGGCCTTTTTCTATATTTACCAAACAGACTCCTTTGTCATCCTTCTCTTCACCAAAATTTATTCTTTCGATACTCCCCGGATAGACTACCGGAGGGTGATTGTTAAGATTTAAATCCTGAAATTTATGGATATGTCCCAAAGCTACATAATCAAATTCTTTTTGAGCCAATACCTGAGTGGAAAATACCGGATCCCTCCCTATTATTGCCGACCTCTCTGAACCGGAATAAGTTGCTTCTGCAGCAGCCAGGTGAGCAGCAAAAATCGCGGGAATACCCGGCTTCATCATCAGGGCATATTTCTTAATCTTTTTACCCGCCCTTTTCTGAATCTCCTTAGTAATTTCCTCATCAGTAAAACCCCTATATTCTTCCTTGCTAAGAAATAGATTCTTGGTGGGCCAGGGCAGACCAAAAACTTGAACCGGTCCCCCTTTAGTTTCAATATCTAATAACTCGGGTGCGGTTACTATCCTTATCCCGGAGACGTTTAAAGTATCGAAGATATCCAAAGAGGTAGCTTTACCAAAAGATACCGGATTATCGTGATTCCCATTTATCATTACTACTGGAATCTGGGCTTTACTTAGTCGGTAGGCCTGCTGGGCAAATTCACGTTGATGGGTAGGATTGGGATTGCTATTTTTATAGGCATCACCGGTGAATATCACTAAATCCACTTTTTCATCCAGGGCAATATCGATAGCAAAACTAAAACATTTTATAAAATCTTTTAATCGGGTGTGCAGTCCGGTAGAGGGATCCACCCGCCCATAATTTTCCATACCTAAATGAACATCAGCTATATGAAGAAATTTCATCTAATTTCACCTCCTAAAATTATTTTTTTACTCTTTTTCATCCCTATCTGTAGATGGTATCTTGCAGGATTTTCTCCAATAATCCCTTCTGGTTTTTATGGATTTTGAAATTGACTTCGATATAGCCGTCATTATCCACAGACAAGTTTACTGATGATGTTTTGAATACTACCATTGGTTCTTTCGGTTTAGTGACCCTTTTGCCAGTTAGACTTTTAAATGCACTTTCCAGTATCTCAAAGGTGGTAGAAAGCATTGCTGACTTCTCCGAGAGATAATCTCTTTGGTCATCGAAGGTTATCATCACCCCAGGCCGTCGTGAAGTAGCTTCGTAATCACGGACAAACAGTGGAACGGGGCCCTCCAAACTTGAATAGGGAATTTTAGCCCAGATTTTTAAAATTTCTCCTTTCCGGATTTGTATGTAAGTAAATAGTAATCCCGAAAAACTATACTTGATGTAGGTTTGCAGATACCCCTTTCTAATTCCAGGCTTCAGAGATATAATATATTTATCCAACTCAAGATAAAGGTCATTTATCCATTCTGGGCGTCCTTCTAAGTGATACTCCTCATTGAAAGCCATATCTTTTCCTCCTTTCTTTTCTCCAATCCTATTTTTTCGTGCTTCAAAATCCTCGGCGATTGGTGAAAAAATATTTGAGAATTCAAATGCTTCCTTCTTCAAGGTTTATTGTCCCCCTTTTTAAACTTATCTCTTTAGATATTCCTGCCTTTTCTAAAATCTCATTGATAGCTTTCTGATATTCCGCAAGTATCTTATCCCATCTATCCTCTAATTTTTTTATCCTCATAATCCTCCCCAGGAAGAACCCCATAGCGAAAATTAATGCGATAAAACAAATCACAGCTATCATAGTGCCCATCTCACTATCCAGGAGACTATTTAATTGCACGTAATTATTCATTTTTTTAATCTCCAGATTGCTTCTTATTCGTATCCTTAGCTGGAGTTATAGTTAATATTTCTCCTTCACCCAAAATGCAGGATATGACCGTTAGAATTATAGATTCGATAAACTTAGTTGTTGTATTGATATCCTCTTCGGTAGGATTCTCGGGAAGGGTTCTAAGTATTTCTTTTAAGCTACGTACTGTTAACCTGCGGAGTGCACCATGTTGTACATCTGAATATAAGTTTCGTGATATTTTGTTTAGAATTTCGTCAGCCTCTTTTTGGCCTTTACTCCTCTGAAGTCCTTGTGTCCTTTCATACATTAATTTAATAAATTCTTCAGGTTTCATTTTCTTCTTCCCCCCTTCTTTTTTTTATTTCCTATCTTGATGAGATCCGATTCCGTAAAGCTGGTGATCTCTAATTTATGCTTGCATTCTTCACATCCAAAATAAAAGGATAAGTTATACCAGTTAGACGCATAAATAAGCATGCGATATCCCTCTTCTTTCATCAGCGCCTTACCACATACTTTACAATGAGCTTTCCTTTTGTTATTTTCTTCTACATCATCAAAAAATAGCTTTCCTTCAATAAACCATCTATTTGCCTTCTTCAATCCTAAAGGATGAAATCCTTCTCGACGTTTATACGCTCCCATCCTACCCCAGTGCTTTCCAGCTCTACTCATTCCTCTCAATATCGCTTCCTTTTCTTCTCTTTTTTTCTTTTCTTCCCAAACGTCTTTCACTTTATCTATTTCTCTCCTTCTACTATCACATCGCTTTTTCTTGGCCTGAATATACCAAAGGCAATAACCCTATCCCCCGTTCCGTCAAGATAATGAAGATGTACCGAGCCATAGAAGCCACTCGGTGGACCAATCCATTCGACCGTCTGTACATATTTAAATTTGCCATCGGGATTCTGTCTGAGCTTGCAGTATTTCCCTTTCCACCATCTTCTATATCTTTCCTGCACTGTTTCTTGATTTGTCATCATTTTACTCCCTCTTTGTTTGTCTACCCTGATGGGATTACCTCCAATTTAACAAGTTCCTTTCTCCATAATTGTTTTGTTCTCTCATCACAATGAGCCATTGCATCTTCCCAATTTGGAAATCGCCCATACTTTATTTTAAAATGCATTTGATAATAGAGGCTATCCTTATTATGAGGTTCATTTAGATGGTGTTTTGTAGCACACTCTTGACATAAATCAGATTTAGGTAGTAAGAGTTTTAATCCTTCATCTTTCATTTTTTTTCCTTCTTTTTTATAAAATCTTTTAATCTTTCAAATGTCTCTGAACTTATCACTCGCCAATCTAATAGAGCGTAAATATATCCCATTACATAGTCTTCGGAATGGAATTTTAAACTATTCTTTACTGAAGTTATAATTATATTGTAGTCTTTCATTTTAAAAAATCCTCCACAGAGCTTTGTCCTTGTCTCTTACAGGCAGCAACAATTTTAACGTCTTTTAAACCTACATTGATTATATGAGCAACTTCAAATTCTGAAAGCTCCACAATGCACTGCCCGCTTCCGGAATCAAAATCCAATTTTAGCCAAAATATATCATTGGTGACATCCACCGTCATCAAGCCATTTACCTTTGAATATTTAGATATTCTTTTGCCTCTGGTGATTATTTTCATTTTTTACCTCCAAATATCTTTCACTTAAATTTTTTCCTTATTGCTTTAAATGTTCCATACCCGGAATCCACAACGTCGTATTGCGTTTCTGATCTCCTGTGTGCATTTACGCCCCAAATTCTTCATTTTCAATAGATTAAATAGGCCACTTTCGAGTATATCCCCTACTGTATTTATACCAGATTTCCTTAGGCAGTTATCTGCTCTGAGGGATAGTTCCAGTCTTTCAATGTCTGATTCCACAGTCACTGGGCCCTCCCCTTTAAACCTCTTGCTTAGTGCGATTCTCCTTAAAGCCTTCGCTTCGATCTGACGGATCCTTTCTCTAGTTACTCCGAACATTTCACCTATTTCTTCTAGTGTATGATCGGCTCTCAGTTGTAATATCTTTTTTTCTCGCTCTCTAATTTTAATTTGTGTCATTCCCATTTCTTCACCTCCAAGGCATGCCTACCCCGGCAGGGCTACCCCCACCCTGCGACCTTCTCCACACCTACTGCACCGTAGTCCAAACCTGGCATTAATATTAATCACTAAAGATTAAATATAACACCACAGGATAGGCAATTTAATTTACTTTACATAATATATCCTACAGGCTAATGCCTTATTACTCCGGTATATCCTCGTCGGCAATTTCCTGCTCTTCTTTTTCTTCGATTTTTGCCATCTCTATTATTTTTTCCACCGCTTCCGGATTATCGAGTAAGGTTCGTTGCAGTTCTTCAACCGGGCTTCCTGGTTCTTTTAAATCCGCTTTACAGGCAATCCAAGCTATCTCTTTCCAGGTAGACATCCCTGCTTTTTTAAAGATCTTAAATATCTTATCTAACTTCACTTTCTCTTCCTCAGACTCTGTTGGTTCCAGGGCCTTCATTAAGCGATTATATATATCCTTATTGGTGGTCAAGACCTTCTTGAACGAGGTTTCTGAAAGTGTAGTCTGTAGTAACCCCTTCTTTATGGTAAAATTTATAATCTGTCCCCAATTTTTAAGACCGACCTCAGAGGCCTTTTTCAGCACCCCTTCGATAACTTGAGCCTCCTCTTCTTTTTTATTTTGGAAGATGGTCTTACTCTCCTGGTATGATTTGACTTTATGCTTACCTTTAGCCACCTCCTCCTGTAACTTGGCCTCACGTTCTTTTGATTCCTCAAAATCTTTTTTGGAGTTCTCTCTCTCTGTTCGTTCTGTTGCTGCCTCCTCTATTTCTTTTGATTCTCTTAATTCCTCCACAGTTATCCCCCTTGCCTCTGCTTCTTTTCGTTCTTCTTTTTCCAGCTCCTCCTGGGTATAAACTTTTCTACTTTCGTCTTTTTGTTCTGATAGATCGGGGATTTCGAGCTCATATTTTCTACGTTGGCCCAGATATAATATTTCCCCGGCAGCAACCCTCTTGACTTCTTCTAAAGTAGCCATAAGCTCTAAAGTTACCACCCAATGTGTTTTCATTTTAGCTGTTCCCGGTATCTTCAATCTTTTTTGTACCCTTCGCATCTTAAAGGGGACCATAGCCCAGTAGCCTCCAGTGGTTCTTTCAGCGAGAAAAAAAGCACTATTTAGTTCTTGGAAAGAAACCGTCCCCCCAACTTGGCATTCATAGAATTTTCCTATGGAGACTGAAGGCATCATAAAACGCAGATGCCCCCTTTTGTCACAACTTTTTCCTAAATATTCACAGGGACATTTTCTATCTTCCCAACTCCCATCTTCGAGATTTTTCCGTTGTGCGGTAATCCCGTCTCCCCAACATAGCATGGCCTTATTCTTCCCATATTTTTCATAAGATTGTTGAAAAACTATTTTTCGATCAGCTATCGGAAAGAACACGGTAATTTCGGTGGGCTCATCCCCGAATACCTCTCTGACTTCCTTTGGACATTTGAAGTAGTCTAACTCAACTGGATATTCCTCACCGGTTCTAGGTGATATCCTTATTTCTCCCAGTCTAATTTTCTCCTCCGCCATGGGCAACTTTACTACACTGGTTACATCTTTAATCTCACTATACCTACTAATATCGAATTTTTTCTTATTATTATTCATTTAAGAATTACCTCCTTAAAATTTTTTAAATTTTAATCTCCTGTATATTTATATTCAAATTTCCTTTCCTGAGTCTCTCTGGTCATTTCCATCAGCACAATTTCGCCAGATTCGATGTCTCTTTTGAGTGGTTTTAACTTTAGGCTCTTCTCTGTCTTGACATATCTGTCTGATTCTGCAGGATATTTTGTTTCGACTTCTTCTATCGTCTTATCAGTAAACACGATTTTATCCTTCAGTATTTTCCAATGAGTCCAACCACATTTAACTTTGATCACATTCTCTTCAGACTTGGTTAAGATCTCTTTGAGCTGATTTTCTGTAAATATTAGTTTCTTTTGGAGACCATCAATCATTTTATCATTCTCTTCGGTCATTTCTTGATTATCGTGCCTTAAACGCTTAATCTGAAAACTAATATCATCAGTTATCTTTAGTAGCGAACTTATCGATTCCTTGTAGTCTTTATCATTATTCATTTTATCCCTCCTCCAAAATGTCTCTTACTATTCTTATACCACCTATAGTCATAACATCTAAATCTTGGCCACATTCACATCTACATCTTTAATCTCACTATACCTACTAATATCGAATTTTTTTTTATTATTATCCATTAAGATTTCCTCCTTATTTTATATTTTCTAAAAAGTTTTATCCTGGCACTTTTTGACAAATGCCCGAGATTTTATACTCTCTCTCAGATAACTCATCCCTGAAGTCAGACATTTTGATTTCTTTGCCACAGAAACACAGACTTGTTTTTCTTCGGCCTTGGCCGGGGATCTACCGAAGGCTTTTTTCGCAAATTTATCGATAAACTTTTGTGGTTCTTTAGCCCTTGCCAATTTGCTCCACCCCCTTTCTGATTAAGTTAAATATCAGACCTTATTATAATTAGAAATCTGCTTCAGTGGTGAAATATATTGTTTCTTGAATAATCTGATTAATTCCCGTTTTACTGGATCATCAAAACTTATAATGATATCTCCTTCAATCGTGATGGAGATGTTACCGTGAACCCGTCCGGCTTGCTCGGGAAGTCCTTCAAAAATTTCGGTTATCTTTTTCACTAGCATCTGCTCTGTCTCTTCTGTCATTTTCATACATTTACCACCTATTTTTAAGATTAAATTTTGCCAGTTCAGGATTTCCTTATTCCTGACTACATTATAAGCGTTTGCATAGTCATTTGTCAAGTGTTTTATCGAAAAATACTCATATTTATCAATATTCTCCAAATATTTTATCATTTTGTTAGTTTTCTCTTATTTAAGCCATCCGGGAAAATTTTGGCCTTCAAATTTCGCTTTTAAGCCCCCTCTTTTGCCCCTTCCTAGCCAACCCTACCAGCCCCTTTCAAATAATGCCGTGTGGGCGCTCGTGGTGCATCGGCAAAAAAACGATGAAACCCTTATAAACAAAGGCTTTCATCGATTCAGCGAAAAATCATCCCAAAAAATGCCTTGTGGACGCTCTGGTCGAATCGGATATAATCACTGAAACCCTTATAAATAAAGCGTTACATTGATTATCGGCAAAAAAAGAGACTTCCTACCACTCACCCCAGTCGGGTTTTAACCCTAGCTTATTGTCTATTTTTATTAACATTTTTATATCCAGCTCCTGCGATTCTGCAAAGTGAAAATTTAATTTCAGTTTATTATTCACTGCCATTAATATCTCTTCAGTTAGCTCCCGGAGCCTTTCAACATCTTTTAAAGCATAGATAGTACCCCTTGTATAGCAGGCTATCCCATGGCCCATCTCCAAGCCTGAATCTTGTAATATTTTTACTTTCTCTCTTACCTCATTCCATTCTTTTCCTTCTGGTGCTTCTATTTCGTAGAGGTGATCCGAGGCGCCATTAGCCCATAAAGTGATTCCCTGGTTCAGAGCTTTTTCTTCATTGCCATAATAGGAAGAAAGTGCTTCTTTGCAAATATTTATTTCTTTTAAATATTCTGGAGAAAAGTGCTGATAGAATTTAGCCAGGCAAACTACCAGACCTCTGCCGAATTCACTTTTCTCTTTTTTAAAGTATTTATTTATAAAGTGCTGACAAAATTTTACTAGACTCACTATCAAATCCCTGCAGAATTTACCCCTCTCTTTTTTCATGCTTTAGTTCTCCTTTTGCTCTGACAGTGCATACAATTGCAGCCGATACCATGCTCCTCTGCTTTTAATTCTGGAAATGGTTTATCTTCTGGCCAGACCGCCTTTAAGAGTTTTTTTAGTTGTATATCCGTATGATCATGCCAGGGAGAACGAATATACAATTTATTCTCTTTTCTAAATGCGGTCATCTTGCAGGCCCGGCCTTTGATGTAATCCATATCTAAGGCAAATTGTTTATCATTTTTCCATACATCTAATATTTCCTTTGCCTCTTCATCAGTCAGCTCACCTTCGGTAAAATGTAGCCAGCCCAAACCTGCCGGAACTGATAGCCCATATACCTCTTTAACAAATTCAATTAAATTTACTCCGGTAATGTTTATTTCCATCTGTTCTTCTCTCTCTTTCTTCTATTATTTGTCTGTTAAGATATCAAGCAGTTGTTTCCTGCCCCGGTAAGTATCCATTAGACCTCTCAAAAAATCTTTTTCTTCTGCTGAAAAGAGCTCCCAGCCTTGCTTATTTCTTTTCAAACCTAGCTTTCTTAACCGATAGGCTATAGTCCCTATCTTGCATTTATGCTTAAGGGCAATTTCTGCATAAAGCTTGCCTTCATGAAAGTCTTTGATTAATTGGGTTTCGTCTATTTTTTTGGTCATATTTTCCTAAAAAACAGCCCTTTTATTTTTTCAATTAAAGTTCTGGTATGAATGTATCAATCAGCTCAAATTCTTTCAATTACGATGGTCAGGATTGTCTTATTTTTGATTTTTTCGATGGTTTTCTAATTTTCCTTTCCGGTTGTTTTGGTCTTTTACCCAGTCGAAAGGGATGCAGGGGGCAATCTGTTATATCGCATGATTCCCGTTCCTTATAACTATTCCCTGAGCATTCAAAACAGAATTGTTTTATTGCTTGTAGAGGTGTTTTATATTTCATAAATATATAGTTCCTTATTTTTTCTTCTAAAAAAAAATAACGACCAGATAAACACCTAAATACTTCTCTTTTTTTAGAGAAGTGTTTAGGTTATCTGATCGTTATTATTCTTAGGTTATTGGCTTTTTTAAGGTGTCAGATGACAGGTCATATACATATTTTATGTAAAGTAAATTATCTAAGGTATTCTGCCTTCTAATTCATTACATAATACATCATATGAGTAGTCCTATAATATATCTTATGTAAAGTAAACTATTTATTTTATAAAATAAAGGTTACATAAAATATTTCATCGAATATTGCGTTAATAACGGTACTTATGTAAAGTAAAGATATACCTATCTAAACACTCTATTTTTTTAAAAAA